GAAATCATCCCGGACGAAGACCCCATTTTCCCCGGAGTCTCTGTGTCTGACAGGTATGCACCGGACTTCGTGGCACGTCTGACACAGGTGGCCGATGACCCCAGCGCCCAGCAAGGGAAAATGTACCTTGACGGTAAATTTGTGGACCCTCCTGTGGACCCGTCCGACCCTCCCGAGACTCTGCCGGAGTACCTGGAACAGGCCAAGGCCCAGCGGATTGCCCAGTCCAAGGAAGACCTGGCCGCATACCTGGAGACGCACCCCCTGGCCTGGACCGACGGCCAGGCATACGCCATTACCGCAGAGAAGCAGGCGCAGCTCACCGGCAAGCTCATGGCGGCGACTATGGCGCAGTCCCTTTCCCAGCCCTACGACCTGACATGGAACAGCACAGGGGAGATATGTAAATCGTGGACCCTGGAAGACCTATCCACCCTGGCCTTTGCTATCGACGCACGGGTGACAACCCTTGTCACCTACCAGCAGACCCAGGAGGTTGCCATGCGGGACGCCAAGGACCTGGATGAGCTCAACTCCATCGTGATAGATTATGACACGGTACAGTGATGTCGTTCTATCCATGCTGCTGTGGGTGTGGGGCGGCGCTACCTACTTTCTCATGGAGGTTGGGTGGAAAACCTGTCGTGGTCATCCCGAGTCCATATCATGGACCATGCTAGTGGTAGCTATGCTGCTGTGTGTGCCGATTGAACGGGCGGGGGAGCAGCTACCGTGGGAGTGTCCCTTATGGCTCCAGGCGCTCGCCTGTGCTGCCTTAGTTACTATTGTGGAGCTTACCACTGGGCTGGTGCTCAACGTGGCTCTTGGGCTTATGGTCTGGGACTATTCCGGCCTTCCATTCAACTTATGGGGTCAGATATGTCCACAGTTTTCCCTGTTGTGGTTTGCCCTGTGTCTGGCCTTTATCCCCATTTTCGATTGGCTCAGGTACGCGGTTCAGGGTGGGGAAAGGCCAAGCTACAGGATAAACCCATTAAAGGGGGTGATATTGAAATAAAGATGTAACTATCACATATCCGTATCGCGTATTGAATTGAAAGGAGAACTATTATGGCACTGAGTAAGAGAGCACAAGAGAAGTTGGCCGCTGACCGCGCCTTCCTGGCCGACAACTGGATTTTCATGAACAGAAAGACCATCATTTCCTGGGCCAACGCAAACGGCCACGAGGGCTTGTCCTTCGTCAATATGGCAGATGCATACTGCCACGCAACCACCGGCAGCAATATCGGTCACAGCGCAAACGAGTTCAACGCCGTCGCTGCTACTTACTACAAGGACCCCGAGCTGACCCTGGCCGACCTGCTGGCCTGAGGAGGATCGTCATGGATGAAAAGAATATCACCCAGGAAAAGTCTCCGGTGGAACTCCCTGAGGTACATCCACACCAAGATCTTCCCCAGGAGCTCATTGATCAGATAACCAACAACAAAGGAGATGATGACGATGAGTAACAGCCCTTTGGTGAGTTACACCCGTCTCTCCCCCAACCATTCTGGCAAGCGCAAGTACGCCATCGACACGGTCTCCATTCACTGTATGGCTGGCAATGCCACGGTGGAGACCTGCGGATCCATTTTTGCTGACCCAGCCAGGAATGCCAGCAGCAACTACGGCATAGGCAGCGATGGGAGAATTGCCCTGTATGTGGACGAAGCAAACCGCAGTTGGTGTACCTCTTCCGCAGACAATGATCACCGGGCTATCACCATTGAGGTGGCCAACAGCGGCGGAGCCCCGTCCTGGCCTGTGTCTGATGCGGCCTATGAGTCCCTCATTCAACTTTTGGTTGATATCTGCAAGCGCAATCCCGGAATAGGGAGGCTGCGGTGGAGCGGGAACAAGTCTCTCATTGGCCAGGTGTCCAAACAGAACATGACCGTTCATCGGTGGTTTGCTGCTAAAGCCTGCCCCGGAGATTACCTCTACAACCTCCATGGGGCAATAGCTGAGGAGGTAAACAAGAGATTGGACGAAGAGAAGGAGGATGAAGAAATGGACATACCAGCACTCATTTCCCAGCTCACTCCCGAGCAGGCATACCGGATCATGCAGAAGGCAGATCTATACTCCAAGGGGCTCCCCGAGCCTGACTGGAGCAAGGAGGAGGGCCACTGGGCCCGAGCTACCACCGCCGGTATCGTGAACGGCTCCAGCCCTGAGCGGGCCATGAAGCGTGACGAGGTCATTGCGGTATTGGGGAGGAAGGGGCTCCTATAAGGAGCCCTCCCCCGGTTAGGAGGTTTGTATGAAAGAGAAGATCACTGCTGGAACTATTTCCAGAACCCTAGTGCTTGCCCTGGCCCTGGTGAACCAGGTGCTTCTCGCATTTGGGATTCAGGCCATCCCCATTGAGGATGAGATGGTCAATACCCTGGTTTCCACGGGTTGGACCATTGTCTCTGCCATTGTGGCCTGGTGGAACAACAATAGCTTCCGTCAGGATGAGATTGCGGCGGACAGAAAGCTCATGGAGGAGAGAAAGGCAGGGTAAACCATGGGGGTTTTGGTGAGTGTGGTATCATCCCTTCTATCAAGTAGTTTGGTCTACTTCTTGGTTCAAAGATACTTCAATAGGAAGGACAAGAGGGAAGAGGAACAGAAAAGGGCCAACCAAGATTTTTACACTAGGGCTAACACCAGTCTGGAAACTGTTCGCCTTTTGGCCTACTATCGTATGAGTGAGGAGATTGAATCCCTATTGAACAAGGGGTATGCCACACCCGCCGAAAGAAGGGTCTTGGAGGAGATGTATAAAAACTACAAAAATCATGACTGGAATGGGGATATGGATGCCCGATTGGAGAAGGTCAGACATCTGAGAACGGATCCACCCCACAGTAAGGAGGTTCCTCATCATGGCTGATTTTGGAGCAGTACAACCAAGGCAATTCATCATGGATAGCTCCCGCCAAAACGGCGCTACCCTTGGTGAATTTCACCAAAACAATAACAGGTACCTGTGTACCCTGGAACTCTTTGACCATTCCGTGCCCGTCTCTATACCGGCTGGGGCGGAGATATCCATAAAGTGCAAAAAGGCCGGTACCAACCAGGTATACGTCCTTGATAAAAACAGCCCCGATTTTGCTGCCAAGGTATCTTTCACCCCTAGGGAAAATAAGATCACTGTGGATAGGTGGGGTGCCATGATATCCCAGGACGGCAACATCCTGCTCGGGGTTGACATCGACGGTATGAGTACCTATACGGTCAATTATACCGTCGACAAGGACCTTATGAATGGTACACAGGTACTACACCATGAAACCCCGGTATCTAACTTTGCCAAAACGGATCTATCCAACGTATCCAAGGAGGATATGCTCAGGGCCGGAAAAGCAGCCGGTTTTGCACAGAACGGCCTGGAAGACGTTGACCTGACAAAGCTTTCTGAAAAGGTTATGGACGGCGATGTGGGTAAATCGTTAAAAGCAGTGCAAAGCGGGCTGTCCACCCTCAGGGACCCGGGGTTTTTTGACAGGGAGCTAAAGTACAATGCGGCATTCATAGCCCTTCAAAACAGACACCCCGTGACTGCTGGCCTAACCGCTGAAGAAATCAAGAAACTGTTTTTCTCCGCCCGGTATGAAGAAACCGCTCCCGTAGACCTTACGCAACCACCCTTCGACGCTCCCACCACCCTGATGCTGGTATGCCAGATTACAAGCGAGGGACAAGTGTTCAAGCAGGTTCTACCCCCACATGATACAAACCAGATCGTCATGGTGGAAATGCTTTTTAGCAAGGGGATAACCAGCGCAACGCTGGAAATTGACGTTGTGGATGGCGAACATCTTGAGGGGGACATTGCAAACAGCAAGGTGGTATTTACCGAGCAGGGCTATCTCGGTATGTTCCTTCCCCTTCGTAACGATCAGGGCTATGAATTTGTTTCTCACCATTCCACCTCCCCCTTCCCCTTGTCCATATCGGATGACCGTGGTAATGTGGTGGTGGGGGCTAACAACATTAAGGTTGAAACGCCCTTCTTCATTGAGCACAACGCCGACAGCGGGGAGACCTTTATCAGAATGGATGACGTGGCTGTTGATGAGGGTATACAAGTCACAGACGGCATTGTGGGTGCTGACTTTAAGGCTACCAAGTTGCAATCCCTTGATAAGTCCGTCCGCATTGCTCAGTTTTCCAGCGGAGTTGCTGACCTTTCCGTTGAGATTCCCAACCTCAAGGAGGGTGTGTTTGCAAAGCTAGGTATGCCGGAGGATGTAAACACCAACTTTCACGATCAGCGCCCGTGGTTCTCCGACCGCTGGGCATATATGGGAATGTACCTCGGAGACGATATGAAGGATAAGGCATATACCGTGCAGGAGGGCGACCAGCTTGACCCGAATGTAACTGGTGGAACACCCGTGCGTCTTGGCATGTACTTTGAGCCTCAGTCCGGCTACGCTATCGCCACACAGGACGGGTATGTGGAGCTAAAGGTCGTTGACGTGATGACCGGGGCTTACCTGATTGACGAAAACGGGTTTCCTGTTGCCGTTCGTAGGGACTACAAGTCTGGGGACACCCTCAAGCCGGAGCTACTGATTGCGGCCTTTAAGGCGAAAGGATCCCGCAAGATTGCCTTTGAGGTAGACTGCTCATTTGGCAACCAGATCATCCGTATGTCCCCCAGCACAGCTATCTACCTCCAGGTCGTGGGCAAGGACGCGACAAGCGGCATTGCAGAAATGATGTTCCAGCAGCACACGGGGTACATCATCGAAAGTGCGTCCCGTTACTATGGTGTAAACTGGATGAACCTTGCCGCAGCCCTAACCCGCACAAAGGCGGAACAGATTCTTCCCGCTGGGGCCGCTGAAAGAATGGGTGACGGTCTGTTTATTTCTGCCATGTCCCAGGTCAAGGCCAAAATAGAAAACAATGTGCTGACCATTACAGATGACGGAACAAACCTACCCGTCTTCTGTGTGGGTCAGATTGCAGACCAGGTAGACTCCTATGAGCTGTTGCTCAAAAACCTGATGACCCGGGTGAAAATCCAGGACAAGCAGAACGCATTTATCTATGCTTTGATGAAGTGGACTCAGGACGCTCTCGCAACCCTGCCAATTCTAACCGGCTACCAGAACACGGTGCCCCAGTTTGCCGCAGGATGGGAGAAAGTGTCCGAAAAGTTTATCAGTGAAGACGTGGTAAGCGGTATACATGAGGATAGCAACGCCTTCACCGTTCCGGGTGATGCAAGGCAGTTTGCCATTATTATCTATCCCCAGGTATCTCAAATTCCTACCATGCTTACGCTGGCAGACTTTGAGGCTGACATTTCCCCCGCGTTTACAAAGCCCATGGTTTCCAGCACGTTCCCCGACAAGGAACGGCATCTGCATAGCAACCTATATGCATATCGCGGCCTTACCGCTACCCCTGCCGGAATAGCTGTTCTTCGCTACACGGTAAATGACGCCGACACAGAGCTGCCTTTTGGCCTGGTATCCGGTGGAGGCAACGAGGTTATCAACGACCGTGGCTGGAACAGCAGCGGAAACACCTGGGCCTTTGAAGGGGACGGCAAATTCCTTGACGATGGAAGTGTGACCATGAGCTACACGGCTCAGGTGTACTGTGGCGAAAGTGTACCTGCTCAGGGTACGAGTCAATGCTCCCTGTGGCTCGCAAAGGTGAACGGGGACGGGACCTTTTCGGAAGTGCCTAACAGCCGGACCGAATTCACCTGTCAAAAATCGTTTACCGGGGCCAAGACGGTTCAGTCTGTAAAGTTCACCTTCCGGGTGAAGGCTGGGGAAGCATACCGCATGTTCGCTCGGTCCGACATTGCGGACGGCTGCTACTTGCAATCTGGTACAAACGGAGTTCCCCTCCTTAGGCTTGACATAGAGTACAAGGAGCTGGAAGAGATTGATCAGCGCATCATTGACATGATACAGAAGAATAAATAACATCCATCACAAGGCCCCCTGGAGACTCCCAGGGGGCTTTTCTTGCATGTATTATGATTTACTTGGTGTGAGCCTTCAGGATGGATCTGGCGGCCTCCAGGGCCTCCTTATGGAGTTCACAATCCCACTCCCAGCGGTTTCCCCCGTAGGGTCGAGCAGCGGTTTCGTTCCGGAGGAGTCTTCTGGCCTTGGTTCCCTTCATCCCGAACTCAGCGGCAAGCTCCTTAATGGTTACCAGGTTGTCCTGGTCCTTCTCCACCTTGGGTCTACGGGACTTCTTGGACTTGGGTTCCTTACCCTTGTTGAAGGAGTCCTCAGTCTTCTGGTCCTTCCCAAGAAGCTCCTTCTGATATTCCTCGTTAGCCTTTCTAACAGCTTCGTCATCCTCTTGGTTGAGTTTTTCCTCCTCCAGAGCGATGAGGAGGTCAGCCTTCTTCATGGTCCACCAGGACTTGATCTTGAGGTCCTTAGCCAGGGCCTGAAGGTTTTTGAGGTTCAGAGTGGTCAGATCAATGGTAGTCAGGTTAGTCATTTTTAGGTCCTCCTTATAATGTCCAGTTGGTAGCCGGTCTGTTGTTTGATTACAGGTACATTATAAGATATTTCTCAAGACTTGTAAATGGGTTTAGAGAAATTTTTTGAGAAACCTTTTTATGGACTTGGCCTCCTCCCTCGATCCCCACCTCCACACTCCATTTGGTGGGGCCTTCTTTCCAGACCTCAAAAGCTTCCTGGCTCGAGATGGGGAGATCCCAAGTTCTGAGCATAGATCCCTCAGGGTATACCCAACATCTTCTACGGGTTTTGGTTTCCTAGGATTCCTTGTGTGGGTTTTCTTTGGGGCCTTTACCTCGATTGGTAGCTCCCTTATCATCTGCCTGTTCTCCCATTCCATTTCCTGATGAATCGAGATCTTCGATCCACAGGAGGGACCCTGGCATGGGGTGAAGAATTTTTTCATCTTGACCATACCACATTCCCTAACATAGGGGAAGCTATACAGATATGGGCTCTCAGGTCCGTGGTCAGTCTTGACCTCCCAGACTCTTTTGGAGTATTTATGCATTAGGTATTCCGGCATCTTGTACCCTCCTTTACATGTATATTATACCATAAAAAAGGCCCCCCGTAAAGGGGGTCTTTCTTGATCAGTTGAGGAGCAGGAAGTTCATGGTGGATACCTGGCCCTTGGCCTCCTCCCACCAGTCGATGTTGGATTCATCCCAGTCATGTCTTTCGAGGATGTTGTCCATCAGTTAGGAGTCCTCAGTGATGTTGAACAGCTCCAGGAACATTTCCTTAGTCATCTTAGTCATTTTCTTTTCCTCCTGTTAGTTGGTAGTGTGTTGTTTGGTATGTATATAATATACCACACTCTCTTGAGTTTGTAAATGGGTAAATCAAGATTTTTTCCATAAATCTTTCATCCGCTTCATCTTCATCCTAAGCCCCTCGGCTATGTCCTCATCTACGGTATTCTCACAGAGTAGGGAAACAACCTCCATTTGATTCTCCTGTCCCGGTCTCTTTATACGGGCTATGGCCTGGGAGTAGTCATCCCCGCTGTGGTTCGTGGAGTAGAATAACACAGCATTTGCCCTTTGGAAATTAAGTCCCGTGCTCCCCGAGTGTATTTGAAGGATTATGATGTCAATTTTACCCATTTTGAACTCGTCCTGGATTCTTTCCTTGTTTTTGGAGTCCCGGTAATTAACTACTCTCTTTCTGGGGAAGGCCCTCCCCAGCTCCTTCTCCAGGAGCCTTATCTCATCCACAAAGTTGCAGAACACTACTGTGGGAAGGGTCCTCCCCCTGAGGTATTCTACGGCCAGCTTTAGCTTGTCCTCCCCCAGTCTTACCAGCTCCCCGCTGTCCAGTCTCAAAAATCCCCCAGTAAGCTGATGCAGCCGGATCAGTTGGGTAATGGTCAAATCACAGGATGCCACATTGATATATGGCTCAGCCTTTATCAACAAGGACAGGTAGCTCTCCCCTGGGAGGTAGTCTATGTGGTTCTGTTTCAGAATGGCCTTTAGACGCCCCCTGGAAGCCTCCATTGGTATCTGGGTATATAAATCCTCATAGAGCTCGGTATAGGCCTTTAGCGCCTTTCCAGTGAGCTCACAGGTGAGGTATCTAAAGTCCATCCCGGGTAGGTCTATGCAGTCGTCTATCTCCACCCGGTAGGAGGTCTCTGATACCAGCTCCCTCAGCTCATCCAAGTTCCGGTATCCAGCAATCTCCTTCCCCATGTATCCGCCCTTGACAATGTACCGTGACTCAAAGTCCCTGTAGTCCTCCCCGAATACATCAGGATCCATTATCTTGTATTGCATGAATAGGTCCTCATATCCCTTCCCAATTGGGGTCCCACTCAGGAGCATTCGGGTATCACATCGACGGGTCACCCGGTATATAGCCTTGGATACCTGAGCATTTCTGCTCTTCACCCTTTGACTCTCATCCACCACCAGTGACTGTATTTTCATCTTCCTGAGCTGGGGTTCAATAAGCCGGGCCTTCTCATAGTTTACCAGCATAATCATGAGGGATGGTTTGTGGGTTCTCAGATAATCTCTCTTCCTTCCCTTCAGGTTTAACTCCTCACGGGTGCAGAGCTCCGGGTCATATCTTCGGAAATGGTCTATCTGGTCCAGCCAGTCCTGCTTCTTTCCGTGTAGTCTAAGAACCTTTATTCTTCCCTTTGGCAGCCAGGCCCACTCCTTGATCTCCACGGACCAGTTGTAGATTAGCGTGTTGGGGGCAAAGATGACCACCCTATGGAGCCCCTGACTCCTGAACCTCTTCACCAAGGTTCTAATCGCTACGGCTGTTTTCCCGGTCCCCTGCTCCATAAACAAGGCGAAGAAGGGCTTTGCGAGAGCCCTCCTTACACCTTCTTTCTGATGGGGATAAAGCTTATTCCTCTTCCCCATCGTTATTCTCCTCCTGATCGGCGGAGCTCAGGGAGGTTATCACCACAGCCACCTTGGCCTTGGGATACCCCTCAATGGTGGAGATCAGCTTCTCCCGGTTGGCCTTCTTGGGAACGCTTCCCCCCAGCTCCTCAATGATGGAGATGAGCTGCTTCTTGCTGAAGTGGTCCAGGGGTCCCTCCTCACCCGTGGTCTCCTTGTGGGACTTTCTGGGCTTACGGCTCTTCTTGCTGGCGGATTTTTCCAGGGACCCGGATTCCCCCATCAGCTCCATGATGGTCATGTTGGCGTAGTTGGAGAGGTCCATCAGGGTGTCGATCACAGACTCTCCGTCGGATTCCATCAGGCCGTGGGAGAGCAGGTAGTCGGCACGAGACAGCTTGTCCTCCAGTCGGATAAGGGCTACCGCCGGACCCCTCTTCTCGAAGGTTCGAGAGAAACTGTCACCATATTTCTCGTTTCTCTCAGCGAAGATGGCCTCTTCCCGGCTGTGGATCTCCTTAAGTCTCTTGAGCTTCTCGTTTGTGTTTGCCATGATATCATTTCCTTCCTTAGTTGAGTTTTGGTGTGTTCCGGGGAGGTAGACATAAATCCAACTCCCCCACAGTTTTGGATGAGTCGAAGGGTTTTCTCCTGGTTCTTGGTGATGGTGTCCTCCTTCCCGGGACACTTAACTTCAATCCCTATGAACCTTCCTCGATGAACCCCTATTATGTCAGGGAGTCCTATTCTCTGATATAGTCCACCGTGGGTCTTGAAGTAAAATCCCGGGAAGGAGGTCTCCAGCATTTCAAGGATTTTCTTGACCACCTTGGTCTCTGGCTTACTGGCCATGATGAAAGGGGGAGGATGGGGGTTTACCCCATCACTCCTCGTCATCCTCCTCCAGCATTTCAATGAGGTCATCCTTGTCCATACCCTTCTTGACCTTCAGGCCCCGGTCTTTGCACTCGGCCTTCAGTTCGGACAGGGACATCTCAGAGTAGTCGATGGAGTCATCATCGTCCTCCTCACTGGACTCATCCAGCAGAGACAGAATGTCATCCTCCTCTGCCTCTTCCAGAATGAGGTCAATGAGGGACTGGACCTTCTTGGCCGCCAGAACCTTCTTCTTGGGGATCTCCAGCTCCAGGGCCAGGTCCTTGAGTTCATCCTTGTCCATTTCCTGGAGTCTCTCTTCCAGGTCCTCGGAGTCCTCCTCGTCCTCAGCCTCGTCCTCCTCCAGTTCATCCGGGTTGATGTATTCCAGGATACGGGACCTCTTCTTCCCCTCATACACCTCATGTCCAACCTCCACCCCACAGGTGAGGCCGATGAGGTCCCGGAGATTGAGGTCAAAGGCTCCATCCGGGATCTCCATTCCCAGGGCCATCAGGACCGACTTCAGCTTGAACAGGGCCTGAGGCTGAAGGGAGCAGTTCTCAAACAGCTTAGCCCCCTTGTGGGGTCCCTCACAAACCTCAAACTCCAGCTTGACGGTGGGCTTATCATTCTTGGAGGTGGTAAGCTCGGCCGAGTTAACCGCCACCTCGTAGGTTCCTTCCGGCAGGACCTTACGGGATACCTCCACCCCAGAAAGGTCAACATTCACCGAGTCTCCCCCCCGGCCCTTTCTTCTAGACTTCATTGCCATGAAAAATACCTCCTTAATTGTGGTTATGTTTATTATATCACACTTTTACCGGGTTGTAAATCACCTTCTGCTGAGTTTTTTCTTCACCCCGGTACCTTTTTTCTTGATGGCCTTTGGGTCCTCCCACTTACCCCTGACCACTTTCATGATGTCCTGGTATGTGGCATCCACCACAAACTGGGGGCAGGGAGTGCCAAAGGGACGGGTTACCTTGGTGATGTAGTAGGGGTTAGGCCCAAGTCTCAGACGAAACTCTATGGTCCTGCGAACCTTCGCCCCCTCCAGCTTCTCCACATTCTCGAACTGGTATGTGTGGCCGATAACCCGAGAGGCTGCACACAGGGTTCTGGCCACAGATGGCATTAGCCCGGGGCCAACCTCAGGGAGCAGCTGGTCCTCCCCCTCACCGTCCCCGGACTCCATCCTGTCCTGACAATTGAAGCAGGGGGTTATCCCCAGATCAGCCAGACCCTTGTAGAGGTTGATTACCTCCTTCAAGTATCCGCTAGCGGTCCCATACATGTTCTGGGACATCTTGCTCTTCCCTTCCTCCGTCATGACCTTGTCATAGCAGAAGTCCTGGAGGGCAGTCATGTGGTCTATCACTACAGACTTGAACCTATCTGGGTTCTCCTCAATGTAGTCGTAGATCTCATAGATGTCGTCGAACTCCTTTAGCTCGAAGACTATGATGTCACCCCTCTCCAGCTCCTCCCGCTTTCCGGAGTCGGTGCCCTTATCCTTGACGTCTATCAGGAGTATGGGCTTGGGGAGAGTGCAAGAAATAGTGGTCTTCCCAGTTCCTGGCCTCCCATACAGGGTGATTATGGTTGGGGTGTCCATGTCCATGAGGTCCTTGAACCGGTCCTCTATGCTGCTGGGTTTCTTGGTCTTACTTTTTGTTGCCATCTGGTCTTCCCTCCTTTTCTGATACCTCAAATTGCTTTTTCCTGATGAACTCCGTATCCAGTCCCATTAGCTCGGCCTGACACAGGGGCTTGTAGTCACACCAGGCACATCCCTTTCCAAGGTTCCGATCACACAGTTTGGAACCACTCCGGAGGATCTCCCTGGCTGTGGATCTAAAGTCCCCCATGATACCCCTTACAACAGTATGGTTCACCCTTACGGGGTACCTCCGAAAGTAGTCCTCGAAAGATACCTTTCCCAGAAGATCCACATAATCCTTGGGGTCTTTTCCCATCTCCAGGAGGGCCTTCTTTACCGTGTATGGGGTGGAGTCTATCCCCTTACGGGAGATCTCTCCACTCTTGAGAACCTGGGGCCTGCTAGGCTCCTTGGCCCTGATAATGTCCCACAGGGTTCCCTTGGGGTTGTGGCCCATCTCCATAACGGCCCAGGTATAGAGGGCAGACTGGGTGTTGAGGAGCAGAAAGTCATAGTCGGGGTTCTTCTTGTAGGTTTTGGTTTCCTTCGGCCAGATGGCCCCGTGTTCATCCTCCACCAGAGCATCCAGGTATCCCTCAATGACCACTCCAGGCATCAGGGGTAGCTCAAAGTGTACCTCATTACCCAGGTAGACCAGGCCGTCATTCTCATAGAGGGCCTGGTAGTTCTCCATGAGTTCCTCCACCATCCTGGGGATGTCCCCGATCTCCACAATCTCCTCCCTGAAGGTTTCCTTGTAGAACTGGGTAGCAAACTTCTGATATGGTTTCCTCCAAGATCGGCCAGAGTCATAGGCCTCGATACACTCATGAATGATAGATCCTCTCTGAAGGGCCACCCCCTTCTTCTTGGGTCTCAGGTGTTCATGATATTTGTAATGGTAGGCCATGTGGCATTTTCTCCAGGTAGTAACCTTGGAATTAGAAAGCTTGAGTATTTCTGACATATTCTTGATTCACCCCCTTCCCGGTATAACTATTATATCATAAAAATACCCCCCTGTAAAGGGGGATATTCTTGACCATATCAAGGCTTTTTGAGGCCGTCCAGATAATCTTGTATTTGCTGCTTCCAGGTATCCTCCCCCGGGTCCATGTGGAGCTCCATCCCTGCCCCCCAGGATCTCCCAACAGCCACGTCGGCTACTATGGGAACATCGGTCTCAAAGTGAAATACCTTCTCCAGAACCTTTGGGCTTTCCAGGATGTGCTTGGCCCGGGGACAGAACTCCATGAGGTAGTCATTCCTGACCTCAAACAGGGTAGCGTCGTGTACGGTTCCAATGACGAAGAACTTGTCCTTGTCAAGCTGGTACTCGGGGTCAACATAGGCCGCTGTCCCCATTATCTCTGACATACCCATGATTGTGAGATCCGAACCAAAACCCTGGACGGGGGAGTTGATGCTCTGTCTCTCAGCTTCAGCCTTTTTGGACTTATCCGTGGAGTAAATGTCCGGGAGCCTCCTGAGTCTTCCAATTGGGGACCTTACTTGCCCCATGGACTGAACTATCCTTCTCTGCTTGGAGTGCCACCTGGGGAGGGCCGGATATGTCTCAAAGAACTTCTTACGCCACTCCTCAGCCTCCTTCTCCGTCAGTATTACGTCGTAGGTGTCCCTAGCATAGTCCTTGAACTTTCTCCATCCCATACCATAGACAAAACCGAAGTTTACAGACTTGGCCTTCTTTCTCTGTTCCTTCTTGATGTATTTGTCATCAGATACCTTCTCCCCGGTTATCATCTCATAGGTGTGGGTATGGATGTCACCACCGGTCTGATAGATCCTTCTCATGGTTTCATCCCCGGACATGATGGCTGCTATCCTGAGCTCAGCCTGGGAATAGTCTATCTCCACCACAGACCATCCTTCGGGGGCTCCTACCAGGTTTCTAATGATTGGGTCCCTAGGTACCTGTTGGAGGTTGGGATCGGTGCAGGAAGTTCTTCCTGTGACCGTTCCATGAAGCTTGAAGTTGGGGAACAGTCTCCGGCCCCACATGCGGTTGATCCATCCGTCAATGAAATGGGAGATTTGAATGTTGACTCCACGATACTTCAGGATCCATTCTATGATTGGATGTTTGTCCCTGAGCTGGTTCATTGTGGCCTCACTGGTGGAGGGTGCCCCGGACTCGGTTCTCTCAATTATGGGAAGTCCAAGCTCCTCGTAAAGCAACTTCTGAATTTGCACCGGAGAGTTCCAGTTGATATCATGTCCGGCCATCTTCCTCAGCTTCTTTTCGATAGCCGCTTTCTCAGCCTCCAGATGCTTTCTAACCTGCTTAAACTGCTGGGGGTATATGAACACCCCGTGCTCCTCCACAGTCTCATAGGCCCTGATACCGGGCATGTAGAGGTGGTAGAATAGCTTCATCAGGGATTTGTCCTGCTTCAGCTTCTTACGGAACACTTTGAATAGCATGTACTCATAATAGATATCATACCCCAGATAAGTGAGGTACTCCTGGTACTTCTCACGGGTTTTGTAATTCCCCGTCTTGAGGTCCTTGTCCACATCCCAGTCTGGGGCATTACACTCTAGAACCGCATTCTCCTTCACCCCGTTGGGAGTATTCTCATTGAGGATGTGAGAGGCCAGAACCACGTCAAAGGTTATGTTCGGCTTCACCCCGAACTTGTACTTGAGGAATAGGTCGTCAAACTTCCCGTTGCCGGCCACCAGGCTGTTTGTGTGGTTGTTGAGCCACCTAATGGCCTTGGTAACCATCTTTCTCTGAGCCATCCTCAGTCCTCTCAGGGGGCTAAACCTAGCTTCCAGGGGGATGATATACTGTACCTGGTCATTCCCAAATCCCAGCAGGTTTATCTCATCCTCGAACCTGATAAGCCCTGTGGATTCTATGTCATAGCTGAGATCCAGGAACCCCTCGGACTCCAGATGCTGAAAAGCCCTTCTGAGCTGTCTCATGTTGGTGATGATCCTTATGTCTAGCTCGGGAAGTCCCATCAAATTTCCATCCAGCATGGCCTTGAAATTATTCATGGCCCTATCCACAAACGGGGCCTTCCCCGGGTCACGAAATACTATGCCAGGGCTGTAAGAAGGCATGTACTTGACACCATCCTTCTCTACCATAACCCCGTTGAGCTCGGTGATGGACCCGTCTACCGTAGCCTTCAGGGCCTGAGCCCCCAGAACCAAAACATAGCGGGGTTTTACCTCAGCAATCTCTTGATCCAGGTGCTTCTTGCATTTCTTTATGTCCCCCACCTTGAACTTGGTTCCACGGGGACAGGCACACTTTATGGCGTTGGTGTAGTAGACCTCCTCCGGGTCCAACCCCATGGCCCTGAGTCTTTCAACGAGGGAGGACGGCATCACTGCCGCCCCCTCCTCCTCGTCTTGTTCACTTGCATAGCTGTTGACCACCATCACCTCAGCCTTTAGGTTTCCAGACCCCCAGATGCAGGTGGGGTCAGAAAAGGAGCACAGGTTGCAGTCAGAGCAGTTCATCAGAACACCCCTTCCACATCCTTGTTGTATACGTGCAGGGAGAAGATGGTGTGGGTGAAGCTCCCCACGGGATACCCCGTCTTCTCTGCCACCCACTCCAGGAACCGGATGGCCAGGTAGACATCGTTGCGGAAGTGAGTAGCGAAGTCACATGACCTCATCACATAGTGCAGATTGAGCTTTTCGTCCCGAACCTGAAGACCATAGCCCAGGGAGCAGGGAACACGGGAGACACCACCCAGAAAGTCGGGGTCTTTCTCGGGGTTCCAGAGGGAGATCCACAGCTGGCGGGAGTCAGGGTCCTCCTTCAGCCGGTTGATGACCTTGGTAAGCTGGTCATTCTGCCACAGGAGCTCGTTGTAGGTATAGGCCAGCTTCCCATCGTGCATATACTCAGACCAGACCTCCTTGCGGAGCTCCCAGGCCTTGCCGGGGTTGATGAACTGGGGGATCTGGAACATGAGCCTCTTTCCTTCCCAGTCTCTCCCCCAGGGGTCGGTTACTCTCTCCTCGAACTCCGCATTTGCCCAGGGCTGAGTCACCCCGGGGATGTCCACGGACTTGGCGTCCAGAAGACAGTAGCTGTAGTTCTGCAGCTCCTTGGTCTCGTAGTTGGGATCTCCCTTGACGTACTTGTCCTGCATTGTGGCCGGCTTGACGGTGATACCCATCTCGGCCAGGTCACGCTTGGTCTCCTCGATCATCTCGGGGGCATTCATGTAGATTCTCATTGATCATACCTCCAGTTCAAATTCCTTGTAGGTGAGTGGTTCAAATTCCTTCCCCTCCCGGAGGGCCTTAGCCACATCCTGCATTCTCCATCCCGGGCTAAGCTTGTGCCGAGGGGAGTCAGGCTGAAACCTTTTGGCATTCTGGTATTGAATGGTCTTCCAGTACCGGCTCTTTTCTGGGTCCAGCTTGGTTATATCTACCCCGAAGAGAGGCCCTATCAGGGGAACCACATAGACCCCAGACTGGTAGGCACTGGCCATGTAAAACTCCACCTTCTTGATTTGACAGTTGGGGATTCTCTTCAAGATGTGGTGAATTAGTATTAGGTCAGCTGCCCATCGCTTTTGGAGTTCTGTGGACCTCCAGATGACCTTGGCCGTGTCCCACGGTTTCTTGTGGTTGCACCGGGTAAGAATTATCTCCCTCATGCAAGACCCGTTTCCCTGGGACTTCCTCTTGAAGTCAAAGGCTATGGACGATCCCTTGGAGATGGTGCACATGTGGTAGAAGTTTCTTAGCTGGTCCATGTCCAGATAGGTTCTCACCAGGCTGGACCACTTCTGCTTGGCATACCCCAGAGGGGCCAGGTCCACTCTATCACAGTCTATGCTGTTCAAAGTGATGAACAGGTTCTCCATGATTCCCCGAGTGTTCTCCTGATAGTCTATGAGCTCGGGATGAAGAAGGATCTCACGATTGAGATCAAAATAGGCTTCGCTGAAGTCCTTGTACTCCCGTATCAGCATAGGCCCTCCTTAGTAGTTGGATCTCTGCCGGAACTGGTTAACCTGGGACTTCTTCAGGTAAGTGCAGGCGATGGACTCGGCGGTCATACCGGATACCACCAGAAGTGTGATGTAGCAGCACCAAACATCGGTCAGCCTTCCGTAGAAAGCATCATGATCGGTTTTCATCATGGACTGCTTCCAGGGCTTGTTCTTCAGGCAGTTACACATCATGCCCAGATTCTCAATGAATCGGGACACCCAGTAGTCCAGCCGGTCACTTCCCATCTTGAGCATCAGCTCATGGGCATTAACCACCAGATCCCCCAGACGGTCCTCATGGTATTCTGGGGTCCCCACGGGAAGGATGGTGTCATAGTCCTTCCCAGCCAGGATGGTGAGCTCGGTCAGGAAGTGGAGACCATCAATGAGCTCCTCCTGGTAGTGGTCCTTTGTGGCCTTGGCATCCAGAGCCTCACCAAGCTCTTCGGTCACTCTCCAGGCAAAGTCCTTGATACGGGCCTGGCCTCTCTTGTCGTCCAGATTGACGGGGCAGTCCTCAGTCTGGAGCAACCCAGACCTGAGCTCGATGTCGTGGTACTTGTTCATAAGAGACTTCTGTCTGTCGAAGATGGCCTTCAGCAGGTCACCTTCCACCTTCTCTTCCACAGCATGATTGATGTTCATCAGTCTTCCTCCTCGTTGATTTCAATGGTGCACTTGCAGTTGGGGTGGTTGTGGACCAGGTTGGAGAAAATCTCCCCCAAGCGGCTCAGGGGGTCCTCCTTATTACCCTTCTTGTCTAGCTGGTAGTCATATACCACTACCACCCATCCAAGGGCCTGAAGCTTCCACATAAGGTCATCCCAGGCCCTCAGGAGTTCTTCCTTCTGGGCGATGACTCCAGGCATCTGCTCCCGGCCATCCCAGTTGAAAATGGTCTCAGAACTGGGGCGGGTGTAGATGATGGTGGGGTTCAGGTCCTTCAGGGACTTCATGTAGGGATCGTTCAAGGAGTAGATGGGGTCTCCACGGAGAACCTTCCCATAGACCATCTCCTCAAAGGGGAGGAAACGGTCAAAGATAACCGATCCGGGATAGGCCTTCTCCCGGGCCATCTGGTCCAAGAACCAGACGTGCTTCTCGTCCGTGGTGTGGTTGGGTCCGATGGACTTGATGATGGGAAGCCCCAAGTCCTGAGAAGCCTCCTTTGCCAGGGTGGTCTTTCCAGAGTTGTCCATTCCAGTAAAGATCAGCATGATATTACCTCCTTAGTTTATTATATGTTCATTATACCACACAAGTTACTTTTTGGGAATGGTGTATCCACCATTTGATGGAACAATTTTCTTGTCCTTCGTCAGGACAGATATGGCTCTTCTGATAGCATCGGGGTCCACCCCAAGATTCTCAGCTATGGCCCTTTTAGAGACCGGGGAGCTGGAGTTAGACAGGAGGTTCAATATCTCCTCCTCCAGGGTTTTTATGGTAATATGCGGACCCCCCACACTACCTATCTCCACCCGGTACTCAGGATTACCAATCTCCCCCATCTCAAAATGAACATCTATGTCCGAGAAATGGCCAGCCATACGAAATTCCCGGGAGAGGGTAACTGTGGAGCTACCAGAGGCCTCACTGAAGTTTAGGTCATTGCTGGACCCTGATTCTTCTTCCTCATCCTCCATTTTGGTTAGATACCAGGCAGACTCAACCCAGCCATATAGCATTACCGAGCCCGCCATACGAGCACCCCCACGTAGTTGACCCTGCTGAGAACCCTTATTGTAGTGATGAATCACCATAACACTGGTTCTATACTGGGTCTTCAACCCCAAGAGCCAGTTTAGTATGGGGTTTAGTTCCTTGGAGGAATTTAGGTCCCCCTCAAACATCAGATACAGGGGGTCAAATACCACCAGAACCGGCTTTATCTCCTGTATTAGAAGCTCTACCTGTTTTCTGTGGTCCTCGTTGTTCATTGTAAACCCCTGTTGGTTTATGAAGGTTATTGGAAGCTCTGGGGGAAACTCCACATGAACCTTTCTCTTTCCCACAGGTTTGGCCTTTCCAACCAGTCCTCGATCCAGTATTATCTTTTCGGTTCTGTCCTTCATGATGTAGTCAGCGTTCTCATTCTGTATAACCAGAACCGGACCGGACTCCTCCACGGGGAACTTGTTCAGGAATGGGGCCCCACTAGCTACCGAGATTATGAGATCATGAACCAGGGTGGATTTGAAGCACTTTGGCATTCCGGCCACTATTCCATGTGACCTTCTTCCCCAGAACCCCTTGACCATCCAACCTTCAAAGGTGTTACAGTTACCCATGACCTCCCCGTAGGAGGAAGTGGATAGGTTGGCCCGGTCAGTTTCCCCCGGCTCAGGAAGCCCGTTGGATATTATCTTCTCAAGCTCCCTCTGTAGTCTTTGGTCCTCGTCCCTTCTCCCCCGATACTTGTTGAATACGCTGTTTTTCACCAGGAGGATGATTTCCTGTGGGGTCATCCCCAGCTCATAGAGAGACTTCTCCACATACCAGATTGTGCTAGACCTGTCCACTCCCTGGAGAGATTCAAGGGCCAGTGTGTCTCTCACCCTCTTGGGTATCTGATACTTGGCATATATCTTTCTCTCCGTCAGGGATTGACCTTCCCGGCTACTGTGGTCTCCCTTTGGTTCATCTACCTTGGGAGTGGACCTGGATACTCCTCCCACTTCCTTACGGATATACTTGGGCTTATAAATGGCCTTGGTAAACTTTGGAATACCCACCCGGGGGGAGTTTTTGTACTTATGGTTGACAGTTCCGGGTATTCTGTAGACGTGGGCAAAGTCAAAGCAGTCATCACAGCCTATGTGCTCGGCCAGTGATTTGTTGAGGGGGGTGTATTCCCCTTCCTCTATGTACCTGTCCAACTCCCACAACCCCTGATATTTGTTGGGGGAGCTCTCCCACAGGTAGCTAGGCTTGGGAGTGATAGATGATGGATCCTCACACTCGTCTATGTCCTGAGCTAGAAACTTGGTGTCTAAGGAGAACCTGTTTTGTCTCTGGGGTTTGCTGTACGGCATGGGTGACCAGTATAGGTCATATCTCTCAGGTGGATATTTCTTGAATACATCCTCCAAGCTTTCCTTGATCCGTGGTCCAAACCTAATTGGTATGTCCTTCCAAAACTTTTCATTCCTAGCGGCCAGGATTACATAGTCACCAGGCTCACATTGTTGGGAGAAGATTTTGGTCAGAAACTTTATGGGCTCCTTCATTATCACTTCTCCTTGGTAAAAAGAAAGGAGGTGGACTTTGTGTCCACCCCCTCCCTAGATTTATATTCTAGCTGCGGAAGTGAGGATTACTCCTCGTCGTCGGCTTCCAGGGCCTTGACCATGTCGGACTTGGCCATCCCCTTGGTGACCTTGATGCCACGGGTACGGCATTCCTTCTTCAGGTCCTTCAGGGACCAGTCGGAGTAGTCCTCGCCGTCCTCGTCATCAGAGTCTTCCTCCTCGTCCTCCTCGTCTTCCTCCTCGGAAGCCTTGGACTTCTTGGAGCCGCGGCCCTTCTTGGAGGACTTCTCCTCCTCCTCCTCTTCCTCCTCTTCCTCGTCCTCCTCATCGGAGTCCTCCATCATGGCGACCTCGTTGTCGTAGGCGGCCTTGACCAGGTTCAGGGCGTCAGTCATGGAGGAGGCAGCGGCCTGGAGGGCTTCGTTCACAGAGATGGGGCCTTCCTCCGCCGGCAGCCGGGAGATCAGTTCGTCGGTGATTTTCAGAGCTTTCTTGATGTCGGCCTCGTCCTCCGCAGACAGGGTGTCCTTCAGCATGGCCAGCAGATCGGGGGTCTCCTTCTCCAGAAACTTGGGCTTCTTGTTCTTAGCCATAATTTTTTCCTCCTTATGTATTGGTATTGGCGGTGTTATCCTTTCGGGATGATTATACTATATCACAGGTTTTTTGGATTGTAAATGGGCAAAATTCTTGATCCCCCTGTTCCATTATATAGCTACTGGGATCTTATCCCCCAACTCATGACACTGGTATCCATCCAGGCGAATACTACTAGGGGTAAATGCATAAAAATCCGTCACGGCCGGGTCCACCCCTAGCTTGGGGGCCGGATAGGGTGTGCGGGTGAGGAGCTCCTCCACGATAGGCACATGACGGTCGTAGATGTGAGCATCGGCGATCACATGGACCAGCTCCCCCGCCTCCAGCCCCGACACCTGGGCCAGGAAGTGGACCAATACGGCGTACTGCATCACGTTCCATCCGTTGGCGGTGAGCATGTCCTGGGAGCGCTGGTGGAGAATGGCGTTGAGGGTTTCTCCGGTAACATTGAAGGTCATGGAGTAAGCGCAGGGATAGAGGGCCATCTCGCTCAGGTCGTGGTGATTGTAGAGGTTGGTTAAAATGCGCCTGGAGGACGGGTTGTGCTTCAAATCATAAAGCACCCGGTCCACCTGGTCCATCTCCCCCTCTGGGTAGTGGTGCTTGACCCCAAACTGGTAGCCGTAGGCCTTGCCGATGGAGCCACTCTCATCCGCCCAGGCATCCCAGATACCCGTGTCCAGGTCGTGAACGTTGTTGGACTTCTTTTGCCAGATCCACAACAGTTCGTCCACAGCGCTTTTCAGGTACATCCGCCGAATGGTCTGGATGGGAAATTCCTCCCTCAGGTCGTAGCGGTTCACCAAACCGAAGAGCTTGATGGTGTGGGCGGGGGTGCCGTCCTCCCACCGGGGGCGGACAGGCAGGTCTTTGTCCCAGGTCCCCTCGGCCAGGATGTCTCGACAGTTTTGTAGAAAAAGTTCGTCTGCTCTGCTCATGTTCTCTCCTCCCTATAGTTGATGTCCACAGCTATGTTCTTCCTTGAGGCCAGGTAGTCACAGAGATGAACAAACTTCTGGCGGGTGGACTTAGGACGAGGCATCTTCCCGAAGTGGTCCCATTGTCCGTGATGGGTCTCAATGAGGTCTACTACGCTTTCAACCTCCTTGTACCAAAAATCCGATATGGGCTCCAGGAGAAGCTTGGCCTCAATGGGGTGGGTCTTGCTGGGCTTGGCCAGATCATGCAGGGCCAGTGCGGCCATGATCATGTCCTCCTCCTTCCTGGAGAAGTCCCACAGGGGGAACAGGGTTCTAGCCACTTCCATGGCCGCCTTGGTGTGGCGAACCAGTCCTCCAACCCCCAGCTCATACCCCTGATGGTACTTCCCGCTGGAGCTGGCCGGGATCAGAAAGAAGTCTAATGGGGCACAGGTGGTAAGGGCCTCCCTGGTAAACCTTCCCCATCTATTGGGGTCATGGAAGTAGGAGTCTAATGACAGTACTTCCAGGCTCTGCTCGATCAGCTTGGTGTCTAAGGTTTCCATGTTTTTCCTCCTTATTCAGTTTCAAGAGGTATTCGGCTTTGTCCATGATTTCTGTGTTTCTGATGGGGAGATGAAACCCAGTACTACCATCAAATCCCTCGAACTCTTGAGCATAGTCCACTCTTGAGGCTATTACAGGATACTGTTTCTGCAGAACAGCCAGCTCCCTGGCCCATTTACTCCAGGTAGAGTCTGAGATTATGCTCTCATTGAAGGAGTAATATATGCAGGAATGGACCAGGATTTGAAGCCTCCTCCTGAGTATCAGAGACCTCACCTCGTCAGTATCCACACCAGCTTTACTCAGGTAGTATGTTCCCCTTATGAGTTTACGGGGAGCTTCCTTGTTTCTCTTGGACATGATTTTCCCTCCTGTGAAGGTATTATATCACAAAATATGCGGTATGTCCACAACAAAACTCTAGAGAGAGGGCCTTATCGGCCCCCTCCTCTGTAGTTCTTTCTCATTACCACTCTAACCTTAGCATAAAGCTCGATGTCCAGACCAGGTAGTCTATGTGTAACGTGCCACCAGACCGTTGCCTGTGGCCTTCCCAGCTGAGAGGCCACCGTGTAGGTGGAGGACTCGGGAACACTTGTGAGCAGCTTAGCCTCCTCCAGAACCTCGGCATCGCTATACAAACGGTACTTTCTCATGATGCCACCCCCTTATGCAGTGATGGCCTTCTGGTCAGAACCCAGGTTCTTCCCATCGGTATACCCCCGGGAGTAAATGTCAGCATCCCCGGAACGAGCCTTTGCCTTGGGGGTGTAGGCCTTGGCCTTTGGATTCATAACCTCCTGGGTCTTCTGCTCCACCAGAGCGTCCTTTACCAGAACCAGACCCCAGTTGTTTCGATCCACTTGCTCCTGGTACTTGGCCTTGAGGCCAGCGATGAACCCAGCAGCGTAGTCACCAGAGATCCCCTCGGTGGAGATACCCTGCTTGCGGTACTGTCTCCGGAGCTTCATCATGTTCTTCTCCAGGGTCTTGGAGGCGAAGGTGAAGACGGCCTTGCAGATGGCCACATCGTCTTTCAGGCCAATGAAGACCAGGCCGTAGCCCTTGGATCGGAGGAGGTTGCAGCGGAAGTTGTTGCAGATGACCTTAGCCAGGGAGATGGCCCAGGAGGTGTTGTGGTATCCCTTGAAGTACTCGGTAACAGCTTCCTTCTTCTCCTGGGGCTTGTCCTGGAACTGGGCCATGTCCAGGTTGTGCTCTGCCATCAGCTGCTGAGCCTTCAGAAGAGCAGCCTGGGCCTCGTTCTCAGAGGGGTTGTTGCCGGCCAGAGCCAGCAGTCTCTCGATCTTGGAGATGATCTTAGTGTTAGTCATTTTCGGTTCCTCCTGTTGGTAGTTGGTAGTGGGGTTTGATTGATTACAGGTATATTATAATCTACCCGTAGATTTTTGTAAATGGTTTTGGGCAAAGTTTCCCACAAAAAATTGAGACCCCTCAGAGAGAGATCTCAATTCCTTTGGATCTAAGGTTGTCCAGACACTCCTGGAGGTATTCGTCGTTGTGTTCTGGGTAAATGGTTATTTGTTTACCAGTTAATGACTCCATATAAATATTTTGTGCCTCGATAATGTCTATGTCATTACTAATATACCCTAGTTTTTTTCCTCTATATTCTGCGTCTCTCCACAAACTATTTGCTTCATACCCCCTTTTCTCCATTTCATCAATAACCCTAAAATGGTATGCAACCAACTTTTCAAACCTATGCTTAAAAACATAGTTGACAGTAGCGTGAGGTCTACCCCACCCCTTTCCACGAAGGGCACAGCACTCCCTGTGCTGCCCCAGTAGCTGCTGACGAGGGAGATGAGGGATCAGGGATTCATGCCACAGTCTCATGATCACCATCCCAATATGGTCATCATGGCCAGGGTGAAGGAGATACCGGACAGAAAGGCCAGGCCCAGATGGATAGCCTTCTTCCTGAGGGCCTCCCTCCTAACCATCTTTCTCCTGGCCTCTCTTCTGGCCTGTTGACTGGGGGTGTTGGTTACTCGGGTGAGAACGTCAAAGTCCTTGTCCTGGGGACGGAGGGGGACCACCTTGAGATTGTTGTTCTTCATAATAATTCTCCTTTCTGGTTTTGGTTGATGGTATCCCTATTATAAGGGATGTCTTCGGAATTGTAAATGGGTCCGGGTGAAAAATTTGAAGGAAGGGGGCCGAAGCCCCCAGCTCCTTACAGCTTGGAAACCTGATGGACGAAGTCGTTGATGGACCCCTTCAGGGTGGTCTTGATGAAGTGATTCTCCAGGGCCTGGGGGGTCTCCTTCCGAAGGGGCTTATGGGTGACGAAGTCAGTATAGGCGTTGATCAGTCCCCACTTGGTCCCCAGGAAGTTCTGGTTGTCGTCGGCCTGGTAGGCGGAGAGAAAACGATCCCGCTTCTCCTCCATTCTACGGACCTGGGTGGGGTTGAACTCAGGCTTGATCTCGAAGATGCCATCCAGAAGGGTATCTACCTGCTTCTTGGATACCTTCTCCTGAGCCAGACCCAGGGCCTGCTTCTGGAACTCCGAGAGGTATTCGGTATTCTGGAGAAGAACCTGCTGAGCGGTGTGCAGACGGCCCTTGATGGATTTGGTGTGGCGAAGACTAATCTTGTTGACAGCCTTTCGGAAGGTCAGGTTGAACTGGTTCTGGCAGACGATACGGAGAGGAGCGATGGTAGCCTTCAGAGTAGTACTACCGTTGTGAGAGTTCTGGAAGATCAGGTAGGGGGTGACTTCGTCCCCCAGAACCTCAATGCTGGGGAGCTTACCGATCAGGTACAGCATCTTGTGGTTTTCACCAGCCTTGACGAAGGTCAGACCCTCAGAGACCAGGTTGTCCACGAAGCTGAGAGCCTCCTGGTTCTGGATGATCTCGAACTGAGAACCCACTACCCCGAAGGTATCATTTGTGCCTTCCTTCTTGGTGCAGAAGGCCCCGGGAATGGGGGTCCCATCTTCCAGGAAAACGGGAACCTTCTCCACAGTGTAGTCCAGGCCAGAGATCTTGAGGGCTTCTTCCACAGAAGTAGCAGCAGAGATGTTGGAGCCAACAGCTTCCCAGGTAGCAGTACGGATATTCATTATGTAGTCCTCCTTGTGATTTTTCAGTTGGTAGGTCGGTTTCGATTGATTACAGGTACATTATAAGACTCTAGTATGAGTTTGTAAATGGTTTTGAGCAAAGATTCCGAAAAAAAATGGAGGGTCCCGTAGGACCCCCCTATTAGTATGGACTGGGCAAGCTCCAATCCCATATCTCTGAACCCTTCCACTCCATGGTGAAGTTATTTCTCTCCCCGTCTCCAGTAAAATATAGGTACTCTTTTGGAAGAGTTCTCCCCACGTTCTCCACCCCGGACTTCTCCAGGTTCCACCTCTCACATACATCAGAGACCAAGAGCATAAGCTCCTCTTCAACTGGGGTATCTGGGACCCAGGCAAAAGCTTTTGGGTATGTGGCTACCCGTTCGATGGTGTCTCCCCAGTATCCGTCATCTACTCGGTTCAGAATGCACCAGACCACAGCCGCCTGCTGTGCCTTGTCTGTCACCCCTCTGGCCTCTCGGTAAAGGATCTTGGCCAAGATCTCGAGCTCCTCATTGGTTGGTGGGTACAAGCTACTGTAGTCCACAGTTGACGAAGTCTCCACTGGTGGGGGGCTGTAGGTGATGCTCCGAGTGCTCTCAGCCGGTTGATCCTGATCCACATACAGACTGTTCACCCGGTCCTCCAGTTTCTCTATCCGGTATTCCTGAACCATTACCGCCACCAGGGTTGGAACCGGGCTCACCACCCAGGCTATCCACAGAACTATGACCACCAGGGACCATAGCTTCTTCATCATGAGTCTTATTTTGTTTTTCATCTTCCATTCTCCTTTTGCTTATTTTCATGAGCTGCTTCCAGTATTTTGGCATTTTATTCCTACAGATGCAGAGCTCCTTTCTGGTCAGCTCTCCCCCGTTTTTGATCCTTACGGCCAGAGCAGTCATCATCTCAGCATCCACAATGCCAAAACCAACCCCGTTGTGGTCCATGGTTGTTCCCCTGGCTCTCTCTTCCGGGGTCTGGTAGTCAGCTATCAGCACTATGGCTCGATATAGGGCCTTTTTGTTCGTCCTTAACAGGTTTTGGAGGTACTCCTTCCATTGCTCCTGGTTGGTAAACTGCTCCCACGGTCTCATGAGTCATCACCGTCCTCCATATAGGCTACCCAGATCTTATTTGCCAGCTTTCTGGATACCTCCTCCCCTTCCTCAATGAGCATCTCGTAGAGCTTCTCAGAGTTCATGGCCACCATCTCCCCTATGGTCCCCACAAAGTTAAGGTACCCCTGCCGGGTTCGGTACATCTTGTACTTGGATCCATAGTAGTCAATGGACTCGGTTTTAGGTTTTTCACCAGTGGTGGAGTTAGCATTCCTTCTTCCCACACGGGGCTTTGTTACCCCAAAGAAGTCCCCTATGTGGGTGGACGGTGGAAGGTCAAACTCCCGGTATAGCTCCCTTATCTGGTCAGCTGTGGCCTCTGGGAAGGCCTTCTTCAGCTCATCCAGCCCATTTAGCACTCCCATGAACTTATGACAGAAGGCCGCCCCCGATACTCTACCCCTGCTGTTGTAGTGGTTTCCAGCGGCTATGAAGTCCCTCACCTGGAAGGGGACATACTCCCCAGAGAACTCCCTTGGTTCATACTGGTTTTGGTTGTTCCAAGAATAGGCTTGTCCCACAGAATATGGGTTTATCTCCCCATACAGGTAGAGAGCCAGTCCATAGATGTCGGAGGTGAGAACCCTTCCAAACCGGTAGAAATATATTCCAGAGTCCTTCCAGCTGGAATTTATGGCCTTTCTCTTGCTGTCTCTCTTCCCAAGCACCTTTCTTCCCACAATCTCAAAGTCCATAACCTTTCCAACCTGGCTTAGTCTCTCCCCGGGGTCTATGCCAAGGAAGAAGTTGTTCTCCTTATAGATGATATAGGCCCTTCCCTGAGAACGAACTGCATGATACAAAACCTCATCCCATTTTCCCGAGGCAAGGGATGGTCCTTTTGACACTGACCCCTTAAAAACTCTCATACGATACTTCCAAGGGGTGTCACCCTCCCCTACGGAAACCTCTGCCACATGATCATCCCCGGCCTCATTGAGAAGCCACATAAGCTTTTGCCGGGTATAGGTCACCCACTCACTCATGGTATACCTCCTTTTTATTGTATATTTCCAGTATACCACACCAATTCCCTAATTGTAAATAGGGAAAATTCTTGATGTTTGGCCCCATATTCCCTAATAAGACTTTATTCCCTAATATAAATATGGGAAAAATCCACTCAATTCCCTAATATATTAGGTGTTTAATTTATGGTTGTTCCCTAATAAGACTTTATTCCCTAATATAAATTACGGAAAACCCCCACCAATTCCCTAATAAGATTTTACTCCCTAATATAATTACGCAAAATTCCAACCAAACCCCTCACAATTCCCTAATAAGACTTTATTCCCTAATAAAAATAAGGTTATATAAAATAACCGATAGCGAGCCCTGTGGGCCTCCGCCCTTTAGGGCTACGGACCCACGGGCATCGCCAGATCATCCAAAGAAAGAAAGAAAGTCTCAAAAATCTCTCTCAGACCCATTTACAAATCAAGAGAGTTGTGGTATTATAATATCACAGGGAAACCTGATACCAACTAACAGGGGGACAACAAAATGACTCACTCTTACGAAATCATCTACCTGGATCTCAACAACACTCTCTGCGTGGGAGAAGGCCGTGGCACCAACCAGGAAGAGGCCATTAAGGACTTTCTGTTCTGGCACCAGGATGTTAACTCTATCGAGAAGATCAATCTTTACAAATAACAGGAGGACAACAAGATGTACGAGAGAATCTGGAAGATCAAGTGTTCTCGCAACGGCTTTACCTACTGTATTATGGTAAGGACCACAGAGGAGAAGCTTCGTGGCTATATGAAGACCGAGGTTCCTGAGGCCGTCTCTTACAGTGGAGCTACTGGGGAAGAGGAACTGGCCGCTAGGGTCCTGAAGCTCCCCATCTACTGCTACTAACAATCAAGAATAAGCCCCCCGGGATCAAGAGTCCTGGGGGTTTCCTTTTGCCCGCTCCTGTGGTATAATAGGAATATAGAAAGGAGGAGATGACATGAGTCATAATCCGAAAGCTCCTGATAAGGACCCTGTAATGCTCGTCAAGGAAGTTGTGAACCTGATGAACCTTTACCAGGATGAACTGGTTGACCTTGTGGAGTGTCACTACCGACATGATAATGTGGATCTGAGACTAAGCTCCCTGGAGAGGGGAACCTTTACCCCATGGATAGGCCGGTCCTGTCGAGTGACCAGTCATGGGTCGAGAAAGGCTACCGTAAAGGCCTTGAAGAAGGTAGGGGGGTTCTTCCTGGTTGGTGTGGAGTTTAGCAGGGACCAGGGAACCCTGATGGGAGGGCACGATCTGAGCATGAGAACCTCCGGCCGAGAAGGCTCCCCGGGGTACTGCTTGTGGGTCTGGCCTGGGGAGCTGGTTCCTGATCCAGATAGTTGACTGGGGGTAACTACCCACTAAATAAGGGGGATTATTACCAACAGGGCCAATATGGACCAGGGGTAATTTTTGGGGGTATCAGCTGGGCCACAGCAGGCCCTGTACGGGGCTTAAAATACCCCCCAGTAATGGGATTATACCTCTATCCTCCCATGTGGGCCTTACAGGGGCTCCCAGGGGCCTCACAGGGGATGTGGGAGTTTTCCACATTTTCCCCAGAGTTTTCCACATAGTTTACAGTCTGTATACATTTTAGGGATTTGTTTACAGTCTGTATATATCAAGAAAGGACGTGATTTCATGACCAGAAAACGGATTTCAAGAGACCAGATGTTCACCCAAATCTGCCAGACAGTGGCCCAACGGTCTACCTGCCTCCGGTCACAGGTTGGGGCGGTGATCGTAAAGGATGGACGGGTGGTGTCCATTGGGTACAACGGCCCTGTGGCTGGTGCTCCTGCCTGTGGGGATTTACCAGAAATTGAAGACTTCCCTACCCTGGGGGATTTTCTGGGTTATAGGGAGTCTCACCTATCCACCCTCTGTATGGGTCCTAACTGTACTAGGTCCTGTCATGCTGAGACCAATGCCATTGCCTTTGCTGCTCGGTCTGGTGTGGCTGTAGAAGGGTGTACTCTGTACTGCACCATGTCCCCCTGCATCAACTGTGCCAAGGTGATCGTCAACAGCGGGATCAGGGAGGTCAAGTACCTGGAGGAATACCGGGACACCTCGGGAGTCGATCTGCTGTTGAAGGCCGGGATTGTGGTTGGCCATATTATTGAAGGGGAGGATGATTGAAATGGCCGGTTGGGATATTGAGGTAAGGCTCCCATTAAGACCCTGCAAGATCGGGGAGAGGGATGCCATTCTCCATGGCTGGTTTCCTACTGCAAAGCCTATAGAACCCTCCCCCCTACCTGGTGGGCATCCTGGGGGACAGCTTTCTCAGGTCATTGGTCTTGTGGAATGGAACAATGGAACCGTTCACACGGCCTATCCTCACGAAATACGGTTCTTGGACACTGAGAAGCAGATGGAGGAGTTTGCTGAGGACTACAACCACGAAGCAGCTCAATCTGCTGACCTTCCGGATCATTTGAAGCCAGTGTATGAAGATTTGCTTAACGAATTAAGGAGGGGCAATAACAATGAAAAAGACGCTTAAGGGCATTGCTGGGTTTATCGTCATTCTGTTCATTTTATCCGCCATGGTTTCGGCCATTGTTGAGGGACTTTCCTCTGTGGAACAGGATGAGCCTCAGCAGCAGGAGGAAGTTGTTCAGGCTGAGGAGCCAACCAAGGATGAGGATGATCTCATCACCAACTACATGGGCATCACCCGACAGATCTCCAATGAGTTTATCGCTAACTACGATATGTCTTGGAGTGAGGATGACTGGGATTTTGCCGAACTCGGAGAAGGTAAGGTGGCGGTTAATACAAAGTATACTTTTGATAACTCAAGCCTTAAGGAGCCCGTGTGGTGCATTTTCACCTATAGGGAGGAGCCTGATGGGATCAGATTTGATGCTCACTACTTCTCTGTTGGGGATAGGGTGTTCTACAACGATGGAACTGTTGACTCCATTCTGAACGGGGGCGGAGAATGATGACCAGAAAACGCTTTATAAAGCTCATGATGGCTCAGGGATACACCCGCAACCAGTGTGAGAGGATGGCCAACGGGGTAGTGAAGACGGGGTATTCCTATCGAGAGACCTACAACCTGGCTATGGGCTTTCGTTCACTGTGGCCTAAGGTGTATCCGGGGTTGGAGAAGCTGGCTGAGAAGCTGAGGGAGTTCTTTCACTGGCTATTTGAATCTGTGAGAAAAACCACTGAGGCCTTTGTGAATGTTGTGAACAACGCTTTTTCTGATCTGGAGAAGGGAGACTGACATGAACCGGGCGGATCGAAGAAGAATGAAGAAGTCGGGCAAGGAGCCTGTACTGATGATGAAGCCCTCTGAGATCGGGAAAGCGGCTACTCAGGGTGTGGGGAAGAAGGCTATGATGCATGAGATCCATCAGCAGGTCCTGGAAATGGATAGACAATACCAGCTGGATGTTGACACCATGGTCCTGTGGGGCATAAGGCAATACACGGGATGGGGACCCAAGAAGCTGAAGGACTTCTATCTGTTCATGTTCAATGAGCACATGAGAATGCGGAAGTACTACGAGATGGATGACATGTATCCTGAGAGAAAGAAGCTCAAAGACATCGGGGTCGACATTGAGAAGTGGTATGAGGAGCTTCTCGACAAGGTTGATTTTGAGGGAAAGGAGGGCTCTTCTCGAGAGCTGTGACGCAACTTTGAGAAGATGGTAAAACATGGAAAATTTGATTTGCTATAACAGGGACCGGGACGGGAAGTGCATGGCCTACACCAAGCCAGAGTGCTCCCAGAACTGTCAGGCCCGGATAGTTAGACTGGAGGACAAGGCCAAACTGCTTAGGTGTCTGCTGGCCCAGACCCAGTCGAAGAAGGACCATAGGAAACTGGAGAAGGAGTTGGAGGAGACCATCCAGGCCAGTCAACTGCTCAAGGAAGGGAAGTTTGAGGGATGGATGAGCTGCTACTTCCAGGACCTACGCCGAGGGGAGAAGGGCGGAGCCTCCGAGTCCGACTCCAACCGGGCTACAGGAATGAAGCAGCTGATGAAGGACAACCGCCCTGTAGGAATAAAGCCGACCAAGGCCCAACTGGAGGAGTACAAGAAAGCTCTCCTGGAGTTCGAGGAAGAGGTAGGAGAGAAGATGGAGAAGCTGGGAAGGACAGGGCTATCTCACTCCAGGGTGGACTCCTACACCAACGTCCCGATCTGCTACACCGATGACGTGGATGGCTGCAAGGGCATGATCACCGGGGGAGGAAACCTGAACAAAGAATGCAGAAAGTGCCCATGGTTGAAGGGAACCAGATAATCAAGAATTTGCACCATTTACAAATTCCATAACCTGTGATATATTATAACCATCCCAGGGGGACACCCCCCGATCCGATCCCTGGCCAATAAGGCCCGGCCCTGAGCAGGGTCACCAAGGAAAGGGCAAGGACCCCCTGGGACACATAAGGGCCTTTAGGTCAGTTGGTTAGACCCTCCGGCTCATAACCGGAATGTCCTGGGTTCAAGCCCCAGAGGGCCCACCACCCCGAAAGGGGGCTACCTCCGTAGCGTTTCCGAAAGGGCCAGGTTCCCGGATAGCCGCCGGGAGCCGGCCATGGGGACATAGCTCAGATGGATAGAGCGATCGCCTCCTAAGCGATAGGCCGCAGGTTCGAGTCCTGCTGTTCCTACCAGTGGCGTACAAGCCACACGGTCCTTTCTGTGTATCTAATATATCGACCACCCCGTAAAAGGTTGACCCCAGTGTGGGCTCCAGTGCAATTCTAGGTTGTGGGGATGGGGCGGGAAAACCCCAGGCTGATTCAATTCTCCAGGAAGAGCCTGCCCCAGTATTACCAGGTGTAGCTCAGTTGGTAGAGCGCCTGCTTTGGGAGCAGGAGGCCCGGGGTTCGAGACCCTGCACTTGGACCAGAGGGGTGGTGACTTCCCCCTCGTTCGGTTTTAATTCCATGGGACAGATCGCCAGAATGGTAAGTGTCTCCCTTCACAAGGGTCAGGGTTCAAGTCCCCCCTGGTCTGTCCCAAAATTCGCAGGTGTAGTACAACGGCCAGTACATCAGCCTTCCAAGCTGAGAACGTGGGTTCGATTCCCCCTCCAGGGGCCACATCCGGGTATGGCGGAATTGGTAGACGTGCAGGATTTAGGTTCCTGTGGCCTAGGCCGTGTGGGTTCGACTCCCACTCCCCGGACCAGGGTTCTCCTGTGAACCTGCTCAGTTGGTAGAGGTGGAATATCCTCCAGTAAGTGACCCATAAGGGCCATACTGCTGGGGGATATTCCATTGTTAAAAATCAAGAGTTTGCACCATGGACAAAACCCCCACTCTTGTGGTATTATAGGGCTGTAGGGGAGTGTAAAGGCCCCAAAATATCCCAAAAATAACCCCAATTCCCGGGCTTTATCCTGGGTCTGGGGTTATTTTTTATGGGTATCCCAAGACAATTTTTTAGGAAGGGGGTGAAATAACATGGGAGTTAAAAGGGATAACTTCGAGGAGGCTGTGAAGGGATACAGTAAAAAGGAATTGAGGAAACACCACGACGAAACCCTCACCCGGTATATTGAGGACGGGGGGGAAGTGAGTATCAAGGTCCTCTCCCGTGTTGGAAAGGTCCCTCAATCCTATGTGAGGAAGTGGATCAAGGATGAGAACTGGGATCAGTACCTGACCACAGAGAAGGAGGACCTGACCCAGAAGACCCGGGAGTTCATCAAGTCTGCTGCTGAGCGGTATGGACTGAGTGAAAAGGAGGAGCTGTTCTGCTACCACTTCTTCAGGACCAAGAATGCCACCCAGGCAGCCCTGAGGGCCGGCTACGGTTCCCATTATTCCTACAACGCTGCCTACCATATCCTCCAGAAGGACAACGTCAGGGAGTTTATGAAGGAGCTCCAGACCCATGCCTGCGAGGAGCTGTTCGTCAGTACCATAGACATCCTCCGTATGTGGGCCAAGATAGCCTTTGCTGATATGACCGACTATGTGTCTGTATCCGGGGCCGGGGTTACACTGAGGAACTCCAGCTCTGTGGACGGCCAGGTCATAACCGAGGTCAAGGAAGGCCGGGACGGAGTCACTGTCAAACTGGCAGACAAGATGAAGGCCCTTGACCGCCTGTCCTCCTATCTGAAAGTCCTGCCCGGGGATAAGGCCCAGGAGGTCAAACTCAGGATTCTGGAGAAGGCAGCTGATTCCAACGGGGATGATGACGAGCCCCTCAAGATTGAGATTGTGGGTGTGTGACATGGCCAGAGTAAGAAAAGAAGTTAATGAACACTTCAAAGACTTCCTGTCTGACTGGGAACATAAGTTCTACATGCTGGTTGGAGGATACGGATCTTCCAAGTCATACCATGTGGCTCTGAAGATAATCCTGAAATGCCTTAAGGAGAAGCGAAAGGTCCTGGTGGTTCGTGAGGTATATGAAACCATCCGGGAGTCCTGCTTCTCCTTGTTTGAGGAATTGGCTGAGGACCTCCACCTAACGGACGACAAGCAGGGAGCTCCGGCCATGAGGTTCATACAGTCCCCAATGAAGATCCGGTTTCGTAATGGTTCCCAGATCATATTCAAGGGGATGGATAAGCCGGCCAAGCTGAAGTCCATAAACGGTGTCACCATCATCTGGATAGAAGAGGCCTCGGAACTCAAGTACTCTGGTTATAAGGAGTTGCTGGGTCGTGCTCGACATCCTTCCCTGTCCCTGCATTTCTTCCTGTCCGAGAACCCGGTAGACAAATCCAACTGGACCTACAAGCATTTCTTCCGTGATGAAGAGAATGACAGAATGGTTCTGGACGATGAGGAGCTATATCATGACAGGATCATAAAGTTGGGGGATACCTACTACCACCACTCCACTGTGGATGACAACCACTTCCTCCCCCAATCTTACATAGACCAGCTGGATGAGATAAGGTCCTATGACCCTGACCTGTATAGGATAGCCCGTCTGGGACACTTCGGGGTCAACGGAACTAAGGTACTTCCACAGTTTGAGATTGCCAAGTCCCATCTGGAGGTTATGAAGGCCGTGTCCTCCATCCCCAATCAGTTCAAGTTCAACGGAATGGACTTCGGATTTGAGACCTCCTACAACGCCCTGGTCAGAATGGCTGTGGATGACAAGGAGAAGATCCTCTATCTCTATTGGGAGTATTACAAGAACCACATGACCGATGATAAAACGGCTGAGGAGCTTAGGGAGCTGGGCATGGACCGGGTTCTCATATCTGCCGACTGTGCAGAGCCCAAGGCCATATCCTTTTATCAGCAGTCGGGCTTCCGCATGAGGAAGTGTAGGAAGTGGGCCGGGTCCAGGCTGGAAAACACCCGCAAGATAAAACGGTTCAAAAGGATCGTGTGCTCCCCCGAGTGTAAGAACTGTATAAAGGAGCTCAAGAACCTGACCTACAAGGTTGACCAGAGAACCGGGGACCTTATCTTTGACGAGTTCAACATAGACCCACACACCTTCTCTGCTATCTGGTATGGCCTGGACAACTACACTGTGGCTAACATGAAGTATGTTCCCAGGAATAGCCGGAAGGGTGGAAAGGCAGCATAAGAATGAAAGGAAGTGATAACCTTGGCTGAGAATACCGTAGTTGAAGTCCTGGTTCCAGGGCTCAGGGTTCCATACAGCCTTATCTCCACAGAGCTGGAGGGGCTATATGGCTCCATGATTCTTTCCGAGATGAGGGAGATCATGGAGTATTACCGGATCTATGAACGGGGAGCCAACTTTGATACAGAAGGATCCAACGGGGACTATGTTCCATCCAGCCTGAAGTTCAAGCAGTGTGCGGCCCTCATCAACAAGGAGGCCAGGTTCCTGTTCTCCCATCCCCCGGATTTGTGGGTGGATGTTCCTTATACTCAGGAGAACAAGGAGGCCATGAAGAAGGCTAGTACAGTCCTCCAAACCCTGGTTAATAGGGTCCTGGAGAAGAACCACTTCAAAAGCAAACTCCTGAAGGCGGCCAAGGACTGCTTCATTGGTAAGCGTGTGGCTTACTTCGTGAACTTCGACGAGGAGAAGGGTACCATAAAGGTCAACTTCATCCCGTCCCTGGAGTTCATCTATGAGGTGGATGACGATGACAGCGATGTTATCAACAAGATCGTGGCCTTCTATACTGTGGTTGACTCCAAGACCAAGTCTGACCAGCGCATCTACAAGAAGAAGTACTGGATGGAGAACGGGGTGTGCCATATCGAGGAGGCCATCTACGATGGACTTGGGGAGGAGATTGAGGTTCTCATTCCCGCCCGGGCAACCAAGTTCCCCTACATCCCCGCTGGGGTCATAGTCAATGATGGCCTTACCGGGGACCTGCTGGGAGTTTCCGACATATCCGAGCTGGAAGACTTCGAAAGCTGGTTCTCCCGCCTGTCTAACGCTGACATCGACTCTGAGCGCCAGGGAATGAACCCGGTAAGGTGGGCAAGGGATATGGCCCCCGGAAGCACAAAGGGCCTGTCAGTGGCTGCTGGGGCCTTCTGGGACCTATCTACAGACCCCTCCGCCCCGGACGGGGTGACTGGTGAGGTGGGGGTTCTGGAAAATGGCATGAACTATACCAATGCCCTGAACTCCACTCTCAACCGTATCAAAGCCAGTATGTACGGGGCCATTGATATGCCTGATGTTTCCCCTGAGTCCCTCAAGGGTGTGGTCTCCAGCGGTAAAACCCTGAAGGCCATATACTGGGGGTTGACCGTTCGCTGTGATGAGAAGATGCTGGTATGGAGACCAGCCATTGAGAACATCATGCGGATCATCATAGACGGGGCCAAGCTCTACCCCCAGTCTGCTAAGTCCTTCCTTGAGGACTCCATTCCTGAGGTTGAGTTTGATGTTCGGGTGGAAAACCAGTACCCCCTCCCTGAGGATGAGGCTGAGGAGAAGGTCATAGACCTCCAGGAGGTCAACAACCAGACCATGTCCAAGAAGTCCTACATGAAGAAGTGGCGTAACCTCACAGACGAGGAAGCCGATCAGGAGCTTGAGCAGATAGCCAAGGAGAGAGAGCTGCTCGAGGACAGCTTCTCCATGCCTGGTTTAGGTGGGGAGGAGGACCCCAATACCCAGGAGGAAGACCAGCTGGAGGACAACCCGGAGGATGAGGAACCCCCGGAGGACAGTCCCCTCGAGGAAACTCCCCCAGAAGAGGAGGAATAATTCATGGCCAAGTTCTCCCTCTCTAATAGCCTAAAGGTTCGTAACCAACTGGAGAGGGAGCAGTATCAGGAGATATTGTCCCTTTACCAGAACATGGCTAAGAAGGCCAGGAGCCAGGCCAGAAAGTTGAGGGGAGGAACCCAGTCAGACAAACTCCAAGCCTCAGAGCTTAGAAAGCTCGCTAAGCAGCTTCAGCAAGAAGCTGAGGCCGTAGGGGAGAGACTGGAGAAAGGGATTCCTGACACCCTCCTAAAGGCCTCACAGGCCGTAGTAGAGGACGCTAATAAGTTCAACGGAAAGATAGGCCTCACAATTGAAGGGGCCTACAGCAGGGTCCCCACCGACATTGTGGAGGTCCTGGTATCCGGAAAGCTCTATGGTGGTGACTGGTCCTTATCCAAGGCCATCTGGGCCGACATCAAAAAGACCCAGAAGGACATCAACACTGTGGTAGCCGAAGGCCTGGCCCTCAATAAGAGCTCCTATGACATAGCCAAGGACCTGGAAAAGTATGTGGACCCCACAGCCAAGAAGCCTTGGGACTGGTCCAAAGTGTATCCGGGGACCAAGAAGAGGGTGGACTACAATGCTCAACGACTGGCAAGGACCATGATTGGGCATGCCTACCAGCAAAGCGTAGTGGCCACCACAGAGAACAACCCATTCATTGATGGTATTCTGTGGATCAGCGGCCACACAAGAACCACCTGTGAGATATGTAAGGAGAGACATGGAAAGGTCTTTCCAGCTGACAAGCTTCCCCTGGACCACCCGAACGGTAAATGCTCTTTTGCTCCCCAGGTGGACAGGAGTATGGATGACATAGCTGATGAACTGGCCGACTGGGTAAAGGGAAAGCCCAACAAGGGCATGGACGAGTGGTTTTCCCAGATGGGGGGAGTCAGTAGAAGTTAGCCCGGAACTCAATACCAAGAACTTCAAAAGCATGACTGAGGAAGAGTTCAAGGAGTGGCAAAAAGGGAATAGCACGCTTAACAAAATTCGGTCAGACTTTGAAAAGAAATGGGGGGTTAAGCTCCGGGATGGGATACCAAGTTTAAAAAGTGACCCATTGTCTTTTCACCCAACTGAAGACGTTATAAAGAACAGATGGGGTATTACAGACCGGGGCTGTCTCCCCGGGGAAAGGAGCTATTATGCTTACGTATGAAAACACTCTCAAGACCATCGGACTCCAGTTCTTCGCTGAGGGGGGACAGGATAAGCCCAACGAGGACCCCAATGGGGAAGATCCAAAGGGTGGAGACCCCAGGAACAACCCCCCTGGAGAACAGAACAGGGGAGCCCGGACCTTCACTCAGGAAGAGGTCAACCGCATGATGCGGGATGAGAAGGAGTCTGCCAAGAAGTCCCTCCTGAGGGAGCTTGGTGTGGATGATGCCAAGACCGCCAAAGAGGGCCTGGCCAAGTATCGAGAGATTCTGGACAAGGACAAAACCGATGCTGAGAGAGCCAAGGAAGGCCTAGCTGTGGAGACCAAGGCCAAGGGTGAGGCTGAGAGAAGAGCTCTCCTGGCCGAAGCCAAGGTTGAGGCCCTTTCCGCTGGCTGCAACCCCACCTACCTGGACGATCTCATCACCCTGGCCACCAGTCGAGTCACTGAGGACAAGGACCTGTCCGCCGTCATCAAGGAGATGAAGGGGGATCAGAAGTACAAGACCTTCTTCGGTACTGACCACGAGCCGGAGGACAAGGGTACTGGGGGCGGTGGTGGATACCGTCGTAAGCAGGGCTCTGACAAGAAGGGCTCCCTGGGTTCTCGTCTTGGGGAGCAGGCGGCTAAATCCGCTGTGAAGAACCCGTATTTCAACAACTAAAGGAGGAAACCTAAATGCTCAATCAGACTGGAATTAAGAAGGAGACCCTGGTCAACACTCATCAGATTCTATTCAACGTCCAGAACCAGATGTCCGTCGGCATCAAGCTGGCCAAGAACTCCAATGCGGCCCAGACCGTTGGCACCAGGAAGATCGTCAAGGCCGGCACCCCCCTGAACGGGGATCTCAAGGCCCGTGACACCGCCTTCGTCAAGGCTGTGGACTCCACCAACCCCGCCGTCGGTGTTCTGCTGCATGATGTGGATGTTACCGACGCCGATGCCAACGGCACCCTGCTCATCTGGGGCTTCGTCAACATGGGCCGTCTGGAGTCTGACATCTCCGCCCTCATCACCTCTACTCGGGAGACCGAGCTGGCCGGAAGGGTGTTCTTCCTGAAGGACAACTGAGGCCACAACAACAAAAGTAAAAAGGAGGAAATGTAAATGCCTACCATTTTCGATTTCGTCAACGCCAATGAGACCGTCTCCTACTGGGAGACCCTATCCAAGGATCGTCCGCCCTACCTGGGTGAGACCCTGTTCCCCGCCCAGAAGAAGCTGGGCCTCGACCTGAAGTGGATCAAGGGATCTGCTGGCCTGCCTGTGGTTCTGAAGCCTTCGGCCTTTGACGCTGGTGCTGTTCCCCGTCCCCGGATCGGCTTTGATCGCCTGTCTGCGGAGATGCCTTTCTTCAAGGAGTCCATGTACATTGACGAGGAGCTTCGTCAGCAGCTCAACATGGTTATGGAGTCCGGCAACCAGGCCTACATCGATGCTGTTCTGGATCGTATCTTCAACGACAATACCGTTCTCCTGGAAGGTGCCCGCGCCCGTCGTGAGCAGATGCGCATGATGGCCCTGACCACTGGAGCTATTTCCCTCTCTGCCAACGGCCAGACCTACACCTACGACTATGGCATGCCTGCGGACCACAAGGCCGATGCGGCTGCATCCTGGGCTACCCCCACCTCCGACATCGGTGCTGACATCCTGAAGGGCCAGGACAAGATCGAGGATGACACCGGAGTCCGCCCCACTCGGGCCGTCTGTGACCGCCAGACCTGGGGCTACATGCTGAAGAACGAGATCTTCAAGAAGTCCATCTATGTTCTGTCCCAGGGCCAGGTCACCCTGACCGACAACGTCCTGAAGCAGTACCTGATGGACACCTTCGGCTTGGAGGTTGTGGTGTACTCCAAGCGCTACAACAACGATGCCAAGACTGCTACCAAGTTCATCCCCGATGACACCTTCACCATGTTCCCCACTGGCAACCTTGGCACTACCTGGTTCGGCACCACTCCCGAGGAGTCCGACCTGATGGGCAAGGCTGTGGCCAACGTCTCCATCACTGATGTGGGTGTGGCTGTCACCTCCGTGGAGAAGACTGACCCCGTGAATGTAGAGACCAAGGTCACCCAGATCTGCATGCCCTCCTTCGAGGCTGCCGATCAGGTGTACGTTCTCGAGGTAACCCCATAAGGAGGAGAGACACCATGCTCAAAATAAGTAAGGACAATATGGTTCTGGAGGTCACCAGAGGGGCCTTCAAATCAGTTTATGGTCCATCCGGTTGGGCAGTGGTGGAAGATACCTCCGTGGAGTTCCCCCAGGAGCCCCCTAAGGCTCCGGGGGAGGCTGGGGGTAGTATACCCACCCCGAACCACGAGACCCCCTCTGAGGGCCACCAGGAGCCTCCTGAGACCAACCTGGAGTCTGATGAGGATACCCTGTCCAATATGACCGAGGATGAACTCCGTCAGTATGCCTCCCTCCTGGGCATTAAGGTCAAGGACCTGAAGACCCGGGAGAAGCTGATAAGGTCCATCAAGGCTCACCAGAAGTAAGGAGGGGTGTCCAGATGACTGATTTGGATAACCTGAAGCTTATTCTTCGTGAGAAGGACGTTCCCTTTTTCACTGATGAGGAGCTTAACTTCTACCTGGGGGAAAACGATGGGGATGTAAAAGCCGCAGCCTACCAGTGTCTGCTCATCAAAGCTGAAGATACCACCCTCAGCATAAGTGGACTATCCCTCGGGGATACTAGCAAATACTTCCGAAGGCTGGCCTTCCAGTACAGGCCCCACAACTCTGGAATTCTGAAGGGGTGATCCCATGAGGAATATCCAATTTCAGAAGTCCAAGATGAACCGAATAATCCTGGTTGAGGGTGTGGACTACCAATTTTTCCGGTATCAGGTGGATGAATATGGAGAACCCATAAATGCTCTATCCGAGGTAGCTACCATAAGGGGTATATGGCATGAGTCACAGGGGTATGTAACTCTCGTCAGTGGAGAGGCATCAACTGTTAGGTCAAAGCCGTCCCCACAAATTATGGTCCTGGCTGAGAATGCTAAGCCCCTTCAACAGGGTGATTTCACCACTGTGGATGGACAGAGGTACCTGGTAACTGGAAAGCATGACCCCACTAACCTTGGGATAGTAGTTGACATATCCCTGGAGGTGGAAGTATGAGCTCGGATTTTAAGCTGGATACCTCCGCCATAATTAGCTCCATTCAGAGTATGGATTCAAAGGCCGGAGCGGCTATTATGAAATACGCTGAAGCCGGGGCAAGCAAGGTTGAGGCCTATGCTAAATCAAACGCAAGATGGCAGGACCGAACTGGTGATGCTAGAAGGAGGCTAAAGGGGGATGTCCTTTCCTCCGACAGCAAGTATAGAATTAGACTTGCTCACGGAGTTGATTATGGAAAATGGCTTGAGCTGGCCAATGAAAGAAGGTATGCCATAATAGAGGAGAGCATAAACGCTGAGGGCCCCGGAATTATCAAGGGGTTCGATAAGCTGGTAGAAAGGTTGGGTTGATATGGCTGAAACACGTCTAAAAGACATTTATGATTGCCTGAAAAAGGCTGGTTTTTCTGTATACTTTCCAACCCAAAAGACTGGTGAGTGCAGCTCCCCTTATGTTGTGGTGAAAGACTCCGGAACGGTACAATACCAGCAGTTCAGCAGCACCCTGACAACTTATGAGCTACTGTGCTATGTTCCAAAGAACAGGTATTCCCAGCTGGAGGTCTTTTCTGGAGAGGTAAAGCAGGCCATGAGGTCACTGTGGCCCATGATAGTCTCAACTCGATACCAGACACCCCCATTTTTTGACGATACGGTGAACGCCCACATGACGTCCATACAGTATCGAAACGCAAAATATGATCCTATAGGAGGAATGTAAAATGGCGCTACAGCATGGACATGAGATCCCCACCATTGATGTTGCCCTTGTTACCATTCAGGTGGCCGATGGCGATACTGAGATTGGCCTGCACACCGCCTCCAAGGTGGAAGTGAACCCTCAGACCGAAACTGAGGATGCCAACAAGCTGATCGTCAAGGGGGTTCTGATTGCCCAGAAGCCCTCTATGGTTACCATCACGGGCAACACCATCGTCCTTTCCGACAACGTGCTCACCCCCGAGCTGCTGGTCATCCTTCAGGGCGGTACTATCACCTACAAGAGCGGCAGCTCTGGACCCATTTCCAAGTATGAGCCACCAGTGGCCGGATCCTCTGACAAGGGTAAGCCCTTCACCCTGAACATGTATTCCAGCATCTACGACGCTGCTGGACTCATTGTGGGGTATGAAAAGGTGAGCTATCCCAACTGCCAGGGCACCCCATACACGCCCAGCAGCGAGGACGGTGAGTGGCGTCTGGCTGAGTACACCATCAACAGCGCCCCCAAGACCGGGGAGCCGCCTTACACCATTGAATATGTGGATGCCCTGCCCGATGTGGCTGCGGTTCCCGGAGCAGGAGGTTAATGATCATGTATATTCCCGATTCTACCACTATGGAAAATCCGGCCCCCCAGCGGGCCACTAGCATACAGGAACTTTCCCAGTATGCAAAGGGCCGGCTTGTTCGCCTGCCGGATACCGCCGAGGGTATGCCCCTTTATGTCATGATGAAGCGGCCTTCCCTGCTGGATCTAATCGCCCAGGGCAAGATCCCCAACCCCCTGGCCAACACCGCCAACTCCCTATTCATGGAAGGGAGTAGGGGCCTGAATAAGGCCGATAGCAAGCAGATGAAGGAGCTGAATGACATCCTCCATATCTTCTGCGAGGTATCCTTCATGGAGCCAACCTATGCTGAGATGAAGGAGGTTGGATTTGAGCTGACGGATGAACAGCTTATGTTCGTCTTCAACTACATCCAGGCGGGCACTAAAGCCCTGGAGAGGTTTCGTCCAAACACCCCGAATACTGTCCATTATGGGGGTGGCCCAGCGGTACAAAAGGACCCCATCAGAGATACTGGGGATAGATGATCCCTATACCGCCTACTGTCTGGATGAGGCTTGCGCTCTGATAGCCGCCAAGCTGGACAACAAGGAAGAAATATACTTCCCCAAGGAATACACCAGCTTTTCCGACATGTATGATTCTATCCTAAAGGGGGGTTGAGGATTGGTAGATCTAGGTACCGCAGTTGGCTACCTTGAACTTGACACGTCAAAGCTACAGGGAGGGTTCAAGGACGCCTTAACGAGTTTCAAGTCTTTCGGGGATCAGACCAGCTCCCTGGATACCAGGCTAAAGGGGCTTGGGTCCGGTATGACTAAGGTTGGCGGCCTGCTAACTGCCGGGGTAACAACCCCCCTTTTAGGAGCTGGCGCGGCATCAGTCAAGTTCGCTTCTGATATGCAAGGGGCATTTGCCAAGTTCCAGGGTAAGGTAGGAACCCTGACCGGGGATATGGAACAATACAAGCAGGTCATGGACGACATCTACAAGAACAACTATGGAGATAGTTGGGATGACGTGGCTGAATCCATGGGCCTGGTTGTTCAGCAGCTAGGTGAGATGGACCCGTCCAACCTACAAAGCACCACAGAGTCCGCCATTGCCCTTCGTGATGCTTTTGGCTACGAGGTAGGCGAGAGTATCAGGACTGTTGACACCCTTATGAAAAACTTTGGCCTGACTTCTCAGGAGGCCTTTGACTATATCGTAAAGGGGCAGCAGCAGGGGCTTGACTTCTCCGGAGAGTTTCTTGATACCCTGAATGAGTATTCTGTACAGTTCCAAAAGCTTGGCTTCGATGTTAACGACATGTTCAACATACTGCAAAGGGGAGCTGATGCTGGGGCCTTCAACCTGGATAAGGTTGGAGACGCAATCAAGGAGTTCTCCATTAGGGTTGTAGATGGTTCCGATACCACCGCTGAAGGGTTTGCTGCTATTGGTCTCAGCGCGGATGAAATGGCAGCTAAGTTTGCCCAGGGCGGAGACGCAGCCTCACAGGCCTTTGATCAGACCATACAGGCACTTATCTCCATGGAGGATCCCCTAGCACAAAATGCTGCTGGTGTGGCTCTGTTCGGTACCATGTGGGAGGACCTTGGCCCTAGCGTGATACTTCAGCTTGGTGGGATAACTGATGCCACTTACAACGCCAAAGGAGCCATGGACAGCCTCAAGGATGTTCAGTATGGTGACTTTGAAAGCGCTCTGGCCGGGTTAGGCCGAACCCTGCAATCTATCGGGGCTCAGATAGGGGAGGTATTGCTTCCATACCTATCCAGCTTCATAGGTTTCCTCCAGGGTATGGCTGACCGATTTGCTGCTCTGGGCCCGTCCATACAAACCTTCATAGTTGGGATAGGGCTGCTGGTTGCTGCCATAGGCCCTCTTATGCTGATAGGCGGACAGCTGGTGACTGCATTCACTGCGTTTCAACCCGTTATAGCTGCCATTGGAACCCTTCTCAGCGGTCTATCCATACCTATAGCCGCTATAATCGCCGGTATAGCTGCCCTGGCCCTGGCATGGACCACAAACTTCGGTGGAATACGTGATGCCACCATGAGCATCATGACATCCATCCAGACCATAATCCAGACCATCTGGGGGGGCATAGTCGCAGCGTGGAACAGTAATTTCCTAAACATCCAGACCATAGCTCAAACCGTGTGGTCTATCATAACCACTATCTTCCAAACGGCATTTACTGTTATCTCAAACATCTTTGCCATATTCGCAGCCGCCTTTCAAGGCGATTGGGGCCGGGTTTGGGAACTGGTTAAGTCCACGGCTTCAACTATCTGGGATGCCATCAAGTCCCTGTTCCAGGCATTCTTGAACCTGTTGGTGAGTATCCTCACCGGCATAGGTTCGGCCCTTCTGAGTGCTGCCAAAGCGGTATTCAACAAGGTTAAGGAGGGCTTTACAACGGTGTGGGACACCATCAAGTCATGGTTTTCCAGCGCTATAAAGGTTATTCCAGAGATAATAAAGAACATAGGAACCACCCTATTCAACACTGGCAAGGGAATATTCACAAGCCTATGGAAGGGCCTAAAGAGCGTGTGGGATGCCATTTCTGGATGGGTACAGGACAAGGTCAACTGGCTCATTGACAAGGTGGCCTTCTGGAGAAGCGAAAGCTCCAAGATGGACACTGGCGGATCCTATGCGAGCGGCCTTGACTATGTCCCAAAAGACATGGTGGTTAAGGTTCATGAGGGAGAAAGTATCTGGACCAAACAGCAGACTAACGACCTCATCAATGCCATGAGCACCCTGAATGCCGGAAATGCCAGTGGGGACCTAACTGTTGTCATCCCGGTAAACGGAACCGAGTTCTGTAGGGCCATTATCAAGGACTTTAGAAGGGTTAGCAGAGCAACCCCGGAGATTATGTAAGGAGGGTACTATGGAAACACCACAGCTCATCATAGAAGGTACCGTGTACCCTGAGGCCGTTGGCAGTGATGGGGAATACCGGTGCGAAGATGAAATTCTATCCGAGCAGGTAGAGATGATATCTGGCCGAATTGTTGAGGAGGTAAGGGGCACTGTAAAAAGGATCTACTACACATACAAGTGGTTTGATGATACCCTTATGCGCAAGTGCCTTCAGGACCTGAAAGGCAAGCGGGTTGTGAATGTGACCTTTTTACAGCCAGAAACAGAAGGAAGGGTTTCCTCTCAGTTCCTATGCACAGAAATCCCCAACCCCCAGTACTCCATGTCTGTGGATGGAAAGCCCTATTGGACCGGCATTTCGTTTTCTCTCCGGGAGGTGAGGCCACATGCTTGACAGCTCCCCTGAGTACAAGCTGGCCATAGTCGGGGATGTGCGCAAAATGGCCGCTAAGGCCCTTGTGGACATCATAGACCCGGATATAGTATTTGGCACGGTGGATGGGGATGTACACCCCGTGAGCGTGATGTCACAGGTGCATGACAAGGTCTTTGACCTCCACCCCTATGCCACGCTTGAGAGCAATAGGTGGCTCCTAAATGGACAGTATTCACTGATACCAGAAACAGGGGCCAATGATCAGATCGGTATTCTGTCCAATTCAATATCTGGGGATGATGGAACCTTTTCCCCGGCCATATACTTTGAACTAAGATTCTCCAATGTTTCTATCCTGCAAGCTTGCTCAGTGTACTTCCCCGGGGCAGAAACAGACGGCATACCGGAGGAGTACACGGTGGAGGTTAGGCAGGGCGGAACAGCATACTTTTCCAAAACCATCACCGGAAACACCAGCAGGTCAAAGTCTTTTGATGGGTTTACCGTGTACAACCCGGACTCCATAAGAGTCACCATTTTCAAGTGGCGTCTGCCAAGAACTAGGGCCAGGGTGGTTGAAATTGTCCCAGGCATTTATGAAGAGTGGAGCGGGGATACCCTGGCAAAGCTTTCCATAAATCAGCAGGGGGATGTTTCATGCCTATCTCTTCCATACGGCACCTGCGACCTTTCCATGGATAACCTAGACAGAAGGTTTGAGCCCAGAAACAAGGCCGGTATATTTAAGAGCCTTGAGGAGAGACAGGGCATAAAGATCTTCTTAGGGGTTGAGCTGCCTTCCGGGGTTGTGGAGTATAAACCCCTAGGGGTTTATTACCAATCCTCCGGTGGTTGGAAGACCAGCAACAACGGAATGGTTATGCAATGGAACCTGGTTGACATAATCGGTCTTTTATCCGATAGGGAGTATATACCACCCAGCACTTTACCTACAACCCTGGATGGGTGGGTGGCCTCCCTTGTATCACAGCTAGGGGTAAACTTTTCCAGCCTGTATACCGTTGACCCCGCCTATGCCAGTCTTCCCCTGTCAGTGAGAGAGGCCGCTGATGTGGTTGGAAAACGGTGTGGGGACCTGCTTCTGTTCGTGTGTATGGCAACGGGCACTTGGCCAAGGGCAGACTCCTCTACAGGAAAGGTTGCTGTGGAACCTGTTTGGAACCAGGGAAACAAGATAACCCTTGACAACCTGTCTGACTACCCTGAAATGGACGCTAATGAGGATATTGCAGCCATATTCTTTACTTTGAATGACGGCAGCAACACTCAGATAATAGTTTCAGGCAATTCCCCTTCCTCCAATGTTACTTCAAACGTGGATAACCCATTCATAAAGACAAAGGATCAGGCATTAGCGGCAGCTAGGCTTATCCTGTGCAACTATGGGGGGAACACTTTTGACATAACTGGAAGGGGGGACCCCGCCGGAGAAATAGGGGACGTTGACACGCTATGGCTTGACGAAAGCTCAGCAGCAACCGCCCGAAGGGTTTCCCAGGAGTTTGATTTTTCTTCCGGGGTTCTTGTAGGCTGCAAATCCACCCTAATCCAGGCAGACGGCATATTCCTGTTTCAAGATAGGGTTGTTATAACCGAAGACCAGGTTTGGAAGGCCCCAGTAGGGGCATCTAAGTTGAGGGTAATTTTGGTAGACCATGGGCTGGATGGAGCAGCGGGGGAGGATGGAACCTTTGAGGCTGAAGGTGAAGACGGACTAGACGGTGAAGGAGGAAGGGTATGGTCAGAAACTATTGACATAAACCCGGAAGAGTCTTTCTCCATAACCTTTGGGGAAGCTACTGTATTTGGAAGATACTCCACAGCGAACGGAAAGCGGTACTCCGGGGGATTTACTGATGTCGTATCTGGCGAAAGTTACGGCAGGCCCGGTGTGAAAAACCCCATTCCCGGAACGGGTGATGGGGGCGCAGGCGGGGAAGGTGGGATAAAGGGGAATCAACACGAAGAGACTAGAAGGGACGAAGGGGGAAATTCCTACACGGTTACAGTGGTTGATAATTATCCAGGCCCGGGGAAACCTGGAGTGAAGGGTGTTTCTGGGTGCGTGGTAATATACTACGATAAACCAGATGGAGGTTGATATGGCCCTTACGTTAAATAATCTTGTTTTTGACAGGTCATCATCTGATGTATCAAGGGTTGGGGAGATAGCTGCAAAGCTTAACCTGGGAACCGCTACTGTGTCTGAAGTCTCAGAGTGGGTATCTGGGATGAAGGGCTCATACAGATACACGGACCTCAACCGAGTCGGGGCGGCTGTGGGGTATCTTACAAGCCTTGTTCAGTCCTTAGGGTACGATATTATCACTTCCCCGGTAACGAACTGGGAGGAAAGCGACATACCTACTCCGGCGCAGATGGAGCAATACCTGGATAACATTAAAACACTGAGGAACCGCCTGCCCTACGTCTCCCCTGATGCCCCGGCGGATATGCAGGGCCTCACCTTCCAGGAAGCCAACGCAATAGAAGAGATTTTGCACACCCTGGAGACGGTGCTGGAGGCCATGCAAGCGGCCTTTCTCACCAGGCAGGCCAACACATTTTTTATGACATCAGGAGGTGTTTTCAACAATGCGTGACAGACTACCGGCACCCGGGAAAGAGAACCGGGTGCGGATCACCCAGGACAACGGCCAAGTTGTAGAGGGGGTCCTGGCCTATGCGGACAGCGCCACACAGGAGGGCAGCACATACACCAAGGGCAATGTGCTGCCGGATTCCCTGTGTGATACCTTGGGGATTGATCCGGAGAGCAGTGAGCCGAAAGATGCGTTTTTGGCCCTTCGCACGTACAGCGGCGCAAAAGAGAGTACCTTTCAAAAGTTGATGACTGGGAGGTTGATTTAATATGGGAATGCAAATTTTTGAGAGCAGCGGAACCTTTGACCCTAAAACCCATGGTTTGAAAGTTGGAGATGTTTTGCAGATTGTTTGTGTTGGCGGGGGAGATGGTGGGAACCGCGCAGGTGATGGGGGAACCGGTGGGGCCGCAGGGAAAGGTGGTTCTTATCTAAGCAGCTTCAGCAATGGCGGCGGCGGTGGCGGTGGAGGTGGCGGCGGTTATGGAGCCGGAGGAGGTGGTTGCGGCGGGGG